CGTAGACGACGCGCCGCGATGAGAACGCCGCCCGGCGCTGCTCGTCCTCTGGATTGCTGTACACGCGCCGAAACGTTTGGTACGCGGCTGTGGTTGCCATTGCGAATTTACTCCAAAATGTAGCCATTAGTTTAGGTTCGCGATTGACTTTAGGATGTCGCTTGCTTGTCCGAACTGCATTGCGTCTTTTGCACCGGCCAGCCCTAGCGCCCAGGCCCAAAATTTATCTGCGTGATGCTTCTCATTGCGCTCAGTGTCGAAGACAAGATTACGCGATGCGGTCACGATGCGCTTGATGCTATGGATTTGATAGGCCAGATCACGATCTGCCGGCAACGGCGTCTTATGTTGTTGGATCAGCATCTTGGCATCCGTAGCCCAAAGCGTTTTGGTTGCGTTGGTAAAATCCATTGGTTGCACCTTTGACGGGAACAGGTCAACAAGGTTTTCGGCCAGATTGCGCCCAATGCCGTTTTGGTCGATGAGCATGGACACGATAGGCAGCACGCGTAAAAGTAGCGACATCACGGTGAGTTGATCGTCAAACTCCATATTGTCAAGCGTAATCGCCAAACGCAACGGGAACGTATTTGTAGGCGATAGGCCGATCAGATAAATCTCCGTCGTGTTACGGGTGCGACCAATGTCCACTCCTGCCGCAAACACCTGTTCTAGTTTACCCCATCCTACATCACGACGAGTTTCCTCAATCGCTTCGGCTACTCGTGGATCGAGCGTGCCAACCGATTCAACCAACCGGCACAATAGCCCCGGGTCTTGTGCGTCCTTAATCTCGTCCCATGTAATCCATGCGGTTGTTTCGTCAACAAAATCGCACTCGTATTCCTGCTGAAAGTCTTCGAGCGGCATGTTGGCGAAAATCGCCTGGATGCGCTCGTTGCCGTAGACTTCCACCCGCTGCGCCGTGGGCATGGCCGGCGCTTTTTTGCGCGCCTCACGCACATTCGTGCTAAAGGCGTAAATTTCCCACCAGGGCGTACGCTTACGAGTGTAGCCAGGATACTTACGCAGGGACTCCGTGAAAATTTCCCAAAATATGCCCGATGCGCCTAGCGGTGATGATCCCCCTCGGATAACGCCGCCTTTCGAGATGATCGGTAGGCTTGCCGTGTAGTTTGCCCGATCATGCTTCTGGTGCGCCCACTCGTCCAGGTACACCCAAAACTGTGCTTTACCGCGTTGCGGTGTGCCCGGTGATGAGATGATGCGTGCGCCGTTGTCGAATGCAATCTCTAGCTGATTGCTGCGCGTTAGTTTCGCCAAGCCACCGATGCGCAACGACTCATAGATACGGTTGGCATAGATGATCTTCTCCTTCGCTTCGTCCTGATTCATGGATTGAAACATGGACGAAGTGCCATATAGCACCGCGTTGGCGATAGCCTCTGCGGCGACCAGGAAAGACCAAGCGATCTGTCGGCTTTTGTCTTCGATTCTAAATGTGCTATCGTCGCTCAGATGCGCAAGCTGGAAATACTCCCAGCGAGCGTCTTCGACGCCAGACGCTTCCACCAGATCGAGATTATCGACTAAAAAGTTACAACGTTCACTCAGGATCATCTTCAAAGTCCGCAAGCGTTGCGGTGGCCTGTTTGCGGGAAGACGCGGCCTGTTTGTGCCAATCTTGCAACGTCAGCGCGCCGGTCAACTCAGTCGTATTCTCCTGTTTGTCGGTAAACATCTTGTGCGCCCGACCTACCTGCACCAGAGCGGAAAACGCATCATAAAACTCAACTGTGCGACCGGCTGCTGTCTCCTTAATTCCTTTGACCAGGTGCATTTTGCCAGCGAATTTTAAGCCGGCTAGGTCAACCGATCCGTCTTCCTTGATGTATTCGCTATATTCCGCGCGCCCTTGCTCGGCCAGACGAATTAGTATTTCTTCCTGGGTCATGCAGCGATGGGAAATGGCGCGTTCGATCTCAGTGGCGATCTCTGGTTTTTTCAGGTTTTCCCAGCCTGTAGAGTCAGCCGTTTTTCTGGAATAACCTGCCGAAATCGCCGCCTGCGTTGCATTGAATCCATTGGTTGTATATTCTGCAACGAACACCCGTTGCTTACCACTGAGCGCCATCCTATTGCCCCACCAACTCCCCCAGCCAACGAAAGAAAATCATCACGTCGTCGCCCAACAACAACGCCACGGCCAGCAGCGCCGCCGTGCAGACAATCAGCACAATGACGGCGCGCTCGTGTTGGCCGAACCATGACAAAATAGATTGCATCATGCAAACACATCTCCCCGCCGCGCCTCAAACCAACTTTCCTGCGCAGCCTTTGCGCTGCCGGTCGAGACGAAGCCGTAATACCAGACGCCCCAAGCGTTAGCGTCGACTTCGACGTAATAGATACCCTCCGCGCTGCGCACGAGTTCAGGGTCTGTGCCGTAGAGATAGGTTGTCACCACGCCGGCCGGCGACTTGACCTTGAAAGTGACCGCACCGGTCGTGTCTTCCTTGACGCCCATACTCGTTTTGAGTGTGCCAGTGCAGCGCACCGTGTCGCCTACCGTGTAGATTTTTCCGCTCATGTGTTGTCTGTCAACTCCCAATCGTGCATTGTTTCGTCCGTCAGCGTCCATTCGTGCGCGGCTTCGTCAGACAGTTCCCAATCGTGTGCGGCGCTGTCGCTCAGATACCAGTCGAGCGGTAGGCCGGATGTGGCGAATAGGTAAGCCGTCTGCTCTGCCCGAACGATGGTGCCACAGAACAGGTAGGCCGGTTGCGATGCTGCGTCCGTGTCCTTACCGACTGCATAGCCTGTCTGATCTCCCGTGTCCGTCGCTTGGCCGATCGTGTAGGCCGGCTGCGCTGCGGCGTCCGTGTCCCGACCGGTGGTGTAAGCGGGCTGCTCTGCGTTGTCATCTGCCCTGCCGATGGTATAGGCGGGTTGCGCTGCGCTATCATTCGCTCGCCCGATGAGGTAGACCGGTTGCGCCGCCGTGCTGTCAGCCTGCCCGATGGCATAGGCGATCTGCTCCCCTACGTCCGTGTCCGCGCCCACCAGGAAAGCGGCTTGCGCGTCGGTTGCATCCTGTCGACCTACGGTGTAGCCCGGTCGCGCTGCGCTTGCCCCGCCCTGGCCGATGGCGTAAGCCGGTTGGCTATCGCTGGCTATGGCGTCGCCTACTGTGTAAGCGGGTTGCGCCGCCGCTGTCGTATCCTGCCCGATGGCGTAGGCCGGCTGCACCGCTATATTGCCGCTCACACCGACGACGTAAGCCGGTTGGGCTTCTATCGAGCCATTCGCCCCCACCGTGTAAGCCGGTTGGCTATCCGTCGCCGTAGTCACACCGACAACGTAAGCCGGCTGCGCATCGGTTGCCGTGTCCTTGCCGACCAGGTACGCGGGCTGCGCATCCGCAGCCATGGTCGCGCCCTTGGTGTAGGCGACGGCTGCCCCGCTTGCTGTGTCGCGCCCGGTGGTGTGGGCCGGTTGGCTGTCTGCTGCAAGCGCCACAATGCCGGTCGTAAAGGCGGGTTGGCTATCGCTGGTCGTGGTCTTGCCGATGACATAGGCCGGTTGCGTTTGGCTGTCGAGCGCTCTACCGGTGGCGTGCGCCGGTTGTCCGTCACTGGTTGTCGTCTGCCCGGTGACGTAAGCGGGTTGTTCGGCGCTAACATTCAGGCCACCGGCCAGATATGCCGCCTGACTGCCGCTCCATGTACCCGCTGCTGCTGGTCGCACCACAACCGCTGCGGCCAAACCCTTTGTGTCGTTGTTGGCGGTCGATTGCAGCGTGTGACTGCCTAACGTCGTTGTGACCAGGTGGAACAGGCCGCCTGTTATGTCCGTCGTGGCCGATGTGTTGGTTGCCTGCTGGTTATCCTTGACGGTTGCGCCGCCAACGCCCAGCGTGTTGTCTCCGCCATAGACGACCGTTCCACCGATGAGCCAGGCGTTGTCAATGTCGGTCGTCAGCGCAACGTCCCAATCGCCGCTGGTGTCGTTGCCGGTGTTGCCGGTGGGCGTTGACTGGTCTACGCCGATCAGTGGCAGGGCAAAGACCACCTGATCAGTCGGGTTGCTGCTGTACGTTCCGGCCACCGTGCCCGCGCCGACAGCGGGGTTCAACGTGCGCCAGATTGACGCCAGATAGGAGCGATTGGTCGTCGTCGTCGTGGCGGTGTAGACCTCCGTCATGGCCTCACCGTTGAAGGTCGGGGTCACCGTAAAGGCGGTCTCATTCGTCTTCCAGGCCAGCACAACCACGAACAGGGCCAGGTCGGAGCCGCTTGGAATCGTTGCGCCAAATGAGAAGGTGCTCGCCGATCCGGCCTGGGCAAAAGAAGCGACCGCGCCGGCCGTAATCGTACCGCTACTGCCCTCACCGCCGCCCTCCTCACCGCCGCCGCCGCTTTCTTCTTCGTCTGCGTCGGGTCCGACCTCAAAGAAGAACGTGCCGATGTTCGGCGTTGCGCTCGTGCCGTGATAAATGGCCGCACCGTTGGCAACCGTGGCCGGCGCGTCCAGCGTTAGTGTGTCCGTGTTCCAGTTGACGGACACAACTTTGCGTGTGCCGACGCCAGTGATGTAGATGTCCTGTTGCGGCAGGTCGGTACGGCCAAAACTGCCGTAGAATGGGCCAGAATTGGCGACCGGAAGCGCAGTGCTGTTGGTCGTTGTGCTGGCCGCGGTCGTGATGGCGACGCCCTGGCCGTATAGCGGCGTCGCAGTCGGCTTGACCGTCCAGTCGTAGATGTCCCAATCGCCGGTTGGGAATTCCGGCCAGTTGACCATGAGCGTTGAGGCGGCGTCTGTGCCCGCGTAGCTGTTGGCCTCGCCCTCGGTGTCCCAGCCGTTACCCTGCACCCAGGTGCGCCAGTTCGCCAGACTTGTTTTGGTGCTGCTGGCTTTGGCGTCATAGCCCACGTGATCGCAGTTGATGTAGGCGTTACCGTCAATGTCGATGTCGGTGCCGGTGTAGTCGCGCAACGACGAGCCGATGTACATGCGGCCAACCAGGTTGTTTTTTAGGATGATACGGGAGAAGCCCGTGCCCTCGGTGTAGGAGAAGCCGCGGTGCTTCAGCGAGTCGGCTGTGTCGCCGCTGACCAGGTCGCGGCGTAGATTGTACCAGACAAAATTATTGTAGTAGCAGTCCTCGTCCCAGGTCGCCATTGCCGCGCTATTGTCGTAGAACACATTGTCGAAGCCGACGCGATGGCGAGTAATTTGGTTAGCTCCACATGAGATCATGTTGACGCTGCCGGCGATGGTCTGCTGCGTCGGGTGGCGACCGTTGTTATTGCCCAAATTGCTGGCGAACACATTCTGCACGAAAAAGATGTGTTCCGCGCCTTTGGTGTCAATGGCGTTTTCGCCCAGATTGCGGAACAGGTTGCGGTAGTAGAAGACATAACTAGTGTCTATCGTATGCTCAGGCAATGCCGGATCGCGCTGGTGTTGGCTGCCATCCTCCATGTAGGAGTATTCAAAATCGTTGAAGGCGACGCGGTGGCGGCCTGGCACAAAATCGCCGTAGCGGATGCCGATGCAAGATTGCACCGTGTGCATCCGGTTGTGGTGGATGTTGTAGAACGTGGCCCGGCCCTGCGAAGCGACTGCTTTGTTGATGCCGCGGATCTGGTTGTGATCAATCTCGATGCGCGCCGTCGTACCGGATGCGTTGACGCCAACGTCGCGATAGCCGCCGTTGAAGTCATTTTTCATCTGCGTCTCAGTCGGCGTCATGCCCAGTTTGGTAATCTGGTTGCCGGTGATGCGGATGTCGCTCGATGTGCCACGGATGTAGATCGGATGGTTGCGGTCGCCCGGGACGGTGTGACCGGCGGCGTACTGGACGAACAGATCCTGAATGACAATCCACGAACTGTTATTGATGTCAACAATGTAGAGCGTGTTGCTCACGCCTGCCAGCGTCGCCATGCCAGCGTTTTCGGCCTTGATCGTGAGCAGGTTGTTGGCATCGCCGCTATTCCAGTTGTTGATGTACGCCCGCTGGTTGTACGTGCCATTGCGGAGGGCGATTGTGTCGCCTGGGCTGGCCACGCTAACGGCTTTGTTGACGGTTGCATAGGGCGCATCACTGGAACCGTCGCCGCTGCCGTCGCTGCCGTTCGTGGCGACATAGATGTAATCGCCCTCTGTGCCGACGGTGTAGGCGGGTTGGCTGTCGCTCTTTAGGGCCCGTCCTACCGCGTGAGCTGGTTGGCTATCGATGGCGTCTGTGCCACCAACAACGTAGGCGGGTTGGGCGTCGGTGGCCGGCGCGCTACCGTGCAAGTAGGCGGGTTGGGCGTCGGTTTCGGTCAGGCCACAGAACAGATAAGCGAGCTGGCTGGCTGCGATAGTGTCCACGCCGACGACGTAGGCGAGCTGGCTGGCTATTGAGCCAGGGACGCCGGTGACGTAAGCGGGCTGACTATCGGTTGCCGTGTCCTTGCCGATGACCAACGCGGGCTGGCTGTCGCTTACGGTCGCAATGCCCGTTGCGTAGGCGGGTTGGCTGGCAGTGAGGATGTCGCCGCCAAACAAATAGGCTGGCTGGCCGGAAACGACGTCGTTTGTGCCGAACGCGTAGGCTGGCTGGCTGTCGGCGGCCGTGCTTTTGCCAACGACGTAGGCCGGTTGGGCGCTCGTGATGTCGATCTGCGCATCGGCGCGAACCTCGATAACGCCGAAGACGCCGCGGTTTTCGCCGTTCGTTTCGGCAGCAATCGTGTGTTCGCCCGCGGCCCCACAGACCAGATGATAGAGACCGACCGTGATGTCGCTGGTTGAGCCACTGCCGGTTGCGCGCTCGTCATCCTCAACGGTTGCGCCATTGGGCGAAAGCGTACTCACACCGCCGTAGACAAGCAGGCCGCCTAGCAGCCAGGCCGCATCTGTGCCGGTCGTAATGGCGACGCTTTTTTCTGCGCCAGTTGTGTCGCTGCCTATATTGCCGGTTGGGGTTGCCTGATCCACGCCATTCAGGCTGATGGCGTGAACCACCTGATCATTGATGGCCGCACCGCTGTACGTGCCCGCTACGATGACGGGTTCGCCGGTCACGGATGGCGCCAGGATACGCCAAATGCTGACCAGGTAGTAACGGTTGTTGGTTGTGGTCGTGAATGACCCAACCTCCGTCATGGCCGCGCCGTCGAATGTCGGTGCGACCGTGAACGCGGTTGTGTCGCTGTTTCGCCAGGCGCAGACAACGACGAACACGGCGCGCCGGTCGCCCGCGGGAACAGTGTGCGAGAATGAGAATGCGGTTAGGCTCGTACCGGAGGCGGCGTAAGTGCTGAGTCCACCAGATGGCATCACGACGCTAGGTGAACCGACGACGTAGGCGGGTTGATTGTCAGTGGCCGTTGCAATACCGGCTGTGTGGGCGGGCTGGCTGTCCGTTACCGTAACACGTCCGCTGGCATAGGCCGGTTGGGCATCCGCAATGCCGTTTTGACCGGCGATGTAGGCGGGTTGATTATCCGTCGTCGTCGCGCGACCGGCTGTGTAGGCCACAACTGTTGCGCTTGCGGTCACACGGCCCGCGGCGTAGGCGGGCTGGCTGTCAACGGAATTGATACCACCAGCAGTATAGGCCGCTTGGCTGTCGCTTGTAGTGCTGACGCCCGCGACGTAGGCCGGTTGGCTGCCAACAGAGCCTGCAACGCCCAGCGTGTAGGCCGGTTGGGCATCGCTGGCTGTATCGCGCCCGATGGTGTAGGCAGGTTGGGCATCCGCTGTGGTGGCAATGCCGACGGTGTAGGCAGGCTGCGCATCTACGGTCGTTGCGCGACCAACCATGTAGGCGGGTTGGGCGTTGCTTACATTCGCGGCCACAGACGGGCGCACTTCAATCGCCGCCATGAGGCCACGGTTTTCGCCGTCGCTGGTCGCCTCAATCGTGTACTCGCCCGCGGTGGTGCATACCAGATGATAGAGGCCCGCCGTAATGTCTGCCGTGCTACCGCTACCCGTGGTCTGTTCGTCGTCTTCGACGGTGGAGTTGACTTCGGATAGTGCCGCCGTGCCACTGTAGTAGAGCGTTCCGGCCAGCAACCAAGCATTGTCAGCGCCGGTTGTAATGGCGATGCTGCGCGCCTGACCAGTCACATCTACGCCGGTGTTGCCGGTCGGCGTCGTTTGGTGGACACCGTTCAGGCTGATGGTGAAGACGATCTGGTCGTTGATCGTGTTGGTCGCATATGTGCCGGCCACGGTGACGGGTGAGCCAGTCACCGCTGGGGCCAGGATGCGCCAGATAGAGACCAGGTAATAGCGATTGCTGGTCGTGGTGTTGTTACTGTACACCTCGGACATGCTGTTGCTGTCGAAGGTGGGGGTAACGGTGAAAGGGTTAGTGTCGCTGTTACGCCATGCGCAGACCACGACGAAGACCGCGCGATCATCGCCCGCGGGAACGGTATGATTAAACGAGAATGTGGAAATGCCTGAGCCAGATTGGGTGTGGCTTGAGACCGCCCCCGTCGGCTTTACAATCGCCATTGCATTCCTAAAAAAAGGCTATGCAGTTGTTAACGTGCATAGCTCAAATCGTTATCGTGTTGCCCAGAAGCGGTGCGCTAGGACAATACTGAGTTAAGCCAACGTACTGTGTAATCTCAAGTCCGCTAACGGGCGGACATCCTGCCAAATGTTGCGGCTGTCGTCGATCCAGTTGATGACGACCACGTCACCAATCACCGACCCGATGCCGCGCCGGTGGCGCTCGGCTTTGGTCTGTAGGTCGCGGTGCATTTCGCTGCACTGCACAAAACCCGCTGCACCGGCGAGCGCCGTCACGTTGACGCCAGCCACCTGGAGGCGCAATTGCACGATGCGCAAATCCTCGTCGCGGCAACGCTGTAGCAGCGCCTGCCAGGGCGAAAGCGCGCCGGGCTGAACGGGTTCCTCAAAGATCGTCTCACCATTACTCAGGGAAGCGATCCAGCGTCCAGATGATTGCACTAGGACTCTCCGTTAGCTATAGGTCAGCGCCAGACCGAAACTGAACGCGGACTTCGCACCAACGGTCTCAGGGCTGACACTGATCGCCACATACCAGTAATGATCGGTGGCGCTGCCACTGTTCGCCAGGTCTAGGCGTTCGTCTGTGTTGTCGCCGCCAGTGCCAACGCTGTCGTCGTTGATGGTCGTCCACGCCTCCGCGGCAACGCCGCGCTCGAACGCCTGCACGTCCAGACCGGTGGCGCGCGTGGTGACGGTGGAGCCGTCATAGCAGTACATGCGTGCGCCGGTCACGGCCACGGCTGACCCGTGCGCAAAATGCAAGCGCAATGTGCATTCGATGGCAGTCAAATTGGTGTCGTTGATGACCTCTGAACTACCACCATTGAGGATAAAATTCGTGCTGCTCACATACTTGACATTGTTGGCATGGTTTGCGCCGCACTGATCCGTGCCCGGCGTGCCATTGCCAATGTGCGTGCCGTCCTGGTAGGCCGCAACCGTGATCGCGGTCGCCAGGTCGGTCAAACTTGAACAGAAAACGACTGTGTTGGCGCCGATGTCGGTCCAATCCGGTGTGGCTCCGATGTAGGCTTCAAACGTAATGGTTGCCATTTACTTTGCCTCTCTAGGTGGTGAAAAATCCGGCTGGAGCTGCGTGGCACCGTCCGGGTCAAAAGTGAGTGCGTTCCCTTTTGAATCAATCATGTTTTCCAAAATGACAGGCTGGTATTTCATTTTTACCGTGTACAAACGATCATTCAATAGCGCGCGCAGACTAGCCGCGTCGGATGCGGTCATTTCTGCCGAGATGGTTAAATGCACGGTTTCGACGCCTTCAACGGGTGGGTCAACCGGTGGCGGGTCGACCGGCGGCGCTTCCACGCCCACTATGCCCACCATCGGCTTTGCGGATTGCCAACAAACATCGCCGCCTGCCGTGGCTTGCACCGGCCTGTCCAGGCGTAGCGTATTGGCCTTGTAATCAACAGCGGCTACTTCGTAGCGGTCGCCCTGGACATAGACCACATCCGGCGGCAAATCAGTACGACCAAACCAGTCAGTAAAAAATCCGGCGTCTTTAACGGTCAGAAGATTGCCATCCGTTTTGACAACCCCTGTTACCGGCTCCCCCGGCCCTGCATCGGCGCGGTTGCCATGAACGTCGGCGGCGGGTGGCATGTTGATTAGGTCGCCGCCCAGATTGCCGTAGACACGGTTGTTGACGACAGATAGCCCCGCACCGCCATTCTGGTTGCTGATGCCATAACCGGCCCAGAGCATTCCGGCCGGCGAGTAGTTGTTATTGGCAATCAGGTTGTGGATAATTTTCCACTCAGGCTGCGAACGGATGCCGCTGCAATTGTCCTGTAGGTCATTGTTGCGAATTAACACATAGCCGCTGGAAGCGCGCGCGCCTTTGCCGATGCTCTGGTTGGCGCTGTGATTCCAGCCAGCCAGCGGCCCGTTGTTGCTGCCGGCGATGTGCGTGATATTGTTGCCGTCAATGACGACCAAGCCAGCGCCCTTCAGGTCGATGGCGTTTTCGCTACAGTCTCGAATGGTGTTCTGGTAGATGATAGCGCCCAGGTTGCTAACGTCGGACGCTTTCAGGGCGTCGGACAGGTCGTAGTTCTGCATAAACTGGATGGCGTCTTCGATGTACGAGCGTTCGAGCAGATTGTAGGCGATGAGCAGCGCACGCACCACGCCGTAAGACGTGCCGACGACGATGTTACTCTGGTAGGTGGGTCCAATGACGTTGTTACGGAGCGTGACGTGGGTGCTTTTTGCGCCTTTGACGTGAATGCCTTTTGTCATACCGGACAGGCTACAATCTTGCACCGTTACGCCCGGCGCTTCGATGATAATGCCGAAATCATTGTAGGCTTTAGCTTTCGTAATGTCGCCGGCACGGGCGAGCGTAAGCCCGTTCAGGACGGTGTTGGCGGCGTTGGGGTAGATATGCAGCCATGCCGGTTTCGTGCCGCTATCGGGCTTGGTCGGCCCGACGAAGACGGGCAATTCGCCGTCGGCGGGCAGCAACATGAGGCCGGGGTTGCAGACGGTGTACTCGCCTGGGTACTCGCCGGAACGCATCGCAAGCACGTCGCCAGGTTTGGCGGCGTCTAGTTTGGCTTGCAGGTCGGCCGGTGTGGTGTCGATGGTTGGCATGGTCTAATCCTCCGTCATTTCGTACATATCCCACGAGACCGGAACGCGGTCATCTTCAATATTTGTGCTGTTAGGCAGGTACGCCATTAGGATACGCTCGCGCTCCAAATAGACGAACCCGTAGAACCCGGCCTGCTCTGCCGCTATCCACAGTTCCACCACGTCGGGCAGACACTCATCTTCGGTAATGATAGCCATAGATTCCTCAAATTCTCCCCAGCAGCAACAACACGAGCAAGACCACAACGATGACGGCAATCAGCCCCGCCGGGCCATTGCCCCAGGCGCGCGAGTGTTGCCAGGTCGGGACAGATCCCAACAGCAGTAAGATTAGGATGACGAGCAGAATCATTGATAGCGACATAGCCCTCTCACGCGATAATAAAATATGCCCCGACGAGCAACAGGGCGAGAAACAGTCCAAATCCCACTGAAATCCAGAGTGCTAAAAAAATCGGAATCATCACCGGAAGCTGTTCTGGATCCACCTTGATCTCGAGTTTGCCGACCCGGTTTGGCAGGTCGTCAAGCTTGAAATCGACAGCGTTGATCCTATCGCTGAGCCTAGCCTGCATCTCGCTCATCTGCGTGCCGAGTGCCAGAATCGCCCGCCACAATTCGGCGCTGTCTGGATTCTGGAAGGTAACGCTGTGCTGTTGCTCATAGCGGTCGCGCATGGTCAGGTCTCGCTCAGCGCGGGCATCGCCCTGTACCGCTGCGCCGCCTTGCGTGTTGGTTTCATCCATCATGGCAAACGTGCCCCATCCATACGCCGGTCTATACGGTCGAAACGCATTTCCATCTGTACGCTCAGAATGTCAAATTGCCGGATGACCACGCCCGCCGAAATCGTCAACGAAAATAGAAACAACACGGCTACAATGGCAAGCATCACCCATTGATAATTTTGATTACGGCGTAACTCCATAATGTCACTGCGCATTTCGTCGCGATAATCGCGTAGACGATGATCTACATGCGACCGCCAGGTATACTGATCCGCATGAATGATGTCTCGCATGGCGACATCATTGCCAACTGTAACATCGCCATCAACTGACGACCCACCGCCTGTATTGATGGTTGTCAAAATCATCGCAGCCACCAACCAGCTAAAATGTTCATTCATTGGCCCTGTATCACCGTCTCCGGTGTCGTCCATACAGGCGTCATGTCGTCAGCGAATTGTCAGGTGGACGCCAAAAATAGCGGAAATATGCGGTAGCATTCGCTGCTGGCCAATGCTACAATCTGACTAACCGGCGGTTTCGTCCCCGTCGGCCAGGGCTGCCGTGTTCAAGCACGGTGGCCCGATTGGAAAACAAAAAAGCGCGAAATTATCCTTCTGACAAGGATAATTTCGCGCCAGCTTCACCAGGTGCGCTATACGGTTGACTACTCTAGTTTATATGCTCGATGACCTTGATTTTTGGCTGCTTGTCTACGCTGCCACTATCATCAATCTCGACGGAAAAACGAACACCTTGCAGCATGAACGGCCATAGCCTCGTTGTTAGCTCCTGCATCAGCCGGTCTAGTTTGTATCTGGCTGCATCCTCACGAGATGCGTTTACGGGCTTCGTGCCATTCATCCTACACCACCTAGTCTACTACAGGTTTACGCAAAAAGCAACACTTCGTCAGAAAACTGTCAACCGTCAAGTCCGTTCACACCAAAGCATTATTCTTCGATCCAAATGTCACTGCGCGGATATTCCCACACCCATATCGCCACGAGCGCGACCAGAAGCACAAAAATCAACCATTTCATAAGATTCTCCTTTGTCATTTCCATACTTTCACCGCGCGCACTTTTTTGGCGACGCGCATCTTGTGGCCGGCGGCGTGGCGTCCGTGTTTGTCGAACGTCCACACGTGCAGGCCAATCGGCGTCTTCACGCGGCACGTGATGGCGTTCGGGCGCGACTCGATGACCTCGCCATCGTGCTTGATGCCGCCGATGGTGACGATGACGAGTGTACCGACCTGTGGTTGTTTCATAACGGCTCCTCAACTCTCGGCGCGTTCGGATACGCTCGATAATGCTGGCGCAACTGGATGTCTTCACAGATGATTTGCAAACATTGAACCGGGTCGTCGCCAAACTCCGAAATGATATCTAGGATTTTGTCCTCGAAAATCGGCATAGCTATCGCCAGTATCTTGTCGGCTTCGGCGAGGTCGCTCTCTTTCTCATTCTCTGGCAAGTCGGCGTATGTCGTCGACATCTGCCGACTCCACCTTGTCACCGCCCAGTCCGGCATAGTCCAAGTGCCATTGAAGGTACCCTTGCTAAACATGTATTTAAGCCAACCCGACCATGCTCCGTGGGCATACTCGGCTAGCTTCTCGCGTAATTCGTCGCTCATTTTTTCTCCTCGCCTCCGCTTCCACCAACTCCAACGCCGCACACCGGGCACAGCTGCGCTGCATAGTGGTACGCCTCCGCCACCACCGGGTCAACCACGATGTAGTCACGCTGCCGCAAAAATTCAGCCACCATTGCCAATTCTTGCTCCCCCCAGCCGTCCATCTCCCAGGGTTGCAACAGGCGACTTTCGTCTGGGAACATTGATAATTCGTACTCGCTAACAAACCCGTTCATGATCACCTCAAACAAATGCGCACGCCGCGCACAGCCACTCACTGCGCACAGCCACCGCCGTGCCGTGGCCCGTCCAGGTATCATCATTCAGGCGCGCCGACGTGGGCAGCGCCGCATCACCGACTGCGTAGCCGCACAAATAGCATGGCCCTGATGGCGGGTACGTGGCCGGTGGCCGTTTTTGCGTCACGAACTGTGCGACGCTCAACAGCCCCGCGACTTGTGGATTATGAACCGTACCGTACAGCAAATGTGTTGGTTTCATCCCATCGCCTCCCTCTCTACCAATTCCAACGCCGCCATCGCGGCCTGTTGCGCTTCCGTGCCGGTTCCCCAAATGCGTATCATGGACCCGGCCACCTGCGCCGCACTGCGCACGTTGGCCAGGCGCTCGGCGTCGGTGGGAGCGAGGCGCTCGTACTTTTGCGCGTCATCGGTAAAGCCGTGGCCACGGCCGCTTGGCGTTTTGGCTTTGGCGGATTTTGTGCGGGTCATAGACTAAATCCTCCATTGATAGTCGGTTGCCGGGTGCAGCTTGCACACTGACAAGCCGGGTCGATTATCTCCGGTGCGATACCGATTGCATTGCACAGGTCAACGTAATCAGCATTGGCTTTCTCCGCTGCCGCCATGTCGCCCTGGTATTCAAATATCATCTGGTTAATGGCCTTTGTCATGCGCTTCATGGTCATCTCATCAGCCTGTTGCGCCAAAATATCATAAGCCCGGTCAATGCGTCCTATCCAACAATACGATCCGGCTGGGGTCTCATGCCGCTGCCCATATGCCTTCGTGTAGCCGGACACAGCAGCCTGAAAGGCCGAGTCCAGTTGCGGCTTTGTAACCGTCACTTTTTTGGCATTCATCGATTAGTGCCTCCGTCCCTGGTAAGCTGGCGACGTACTTGATGCGCCAGTAACGAAACATAAACAGTCCGTAAAGAATCGACCATTGATTCGGGTCGCCGCCGGTTGGCACATCCACCATTTGTCTGATGGCCGGGTGCCATACCCGTTTGGTTGCCGTCGGCTGCACCCGGATCGGAGGCTTGAGAAAAGCCAACAGCCGCGCGTCATTGGTAAAGATTTCGACCTCGTAGGTGCGAAAAAACTTTGCTTCTTTCATCGCCTGCGCCGTCACCGCAAACACGTCACTACCGACCACGCCCAGCACTTCTTTGATGATTTCGCCATGCGGCTGGCGCATCGTGCCACTTGCGGCGGTCGTGTCGTCTTTGGTGTAGATGCCTAGTAGCAAACCCATAGTGCGTCCTCAATCATCTCTGGCGTAATCTTGAACCATTCACCGTTTACGCGGTGCGCTGCAAAATGCTTGTGCAAATCCTTCTCTAGTGTTTTAGGCGTTGAAGTTCTCACGCACTTGTATAAAGTCAACTGAACCGGGGAACCAACTTGCAACGCTGCGATTCTTGCCTCAGGGTCTCGATTCGTAATGCCTATTTTGAACACATCATTTTCCGACTGCACGAAGTAGACAAAACCTCGATTAGTATTCCCGTTTTTAATATCTTCTGCTTCGCCCACAGCATACTGACTAACATTGAACCGAACGCTCCAGCTAGTCGGGCTAACTCGTTCAAATTCATAGCCATGCGCCAAAAAAGCCGCAATCATGGTGCCATTGCTGATGTACTGCCCCACCATTTTTTCGCACGTGTGCTTTAGCCCATAAGACGAGCAGCGATCATTGATTGCGCTCGCCTTCCGCATGTGTTGACCTACCCACCGCACAGCGGCGTCAAATTTTTCGGATTCTTCAATCAATTGATTACGTAATGAATCGTCCCCGCCCCAACCAAAATAACTCAACCACTGGTTCTCTCTCGCAATCACCTTCAATGTCTTATCCATTTCTTCGATCCCCCTGTAACAAAAATTGCAGCCCGATTTCCTCATTTGTTACCGATGTAACCAAGTAACCGGTTTTTTCCCCACATACCAGCTATATACAGCGTATATAAAAACGTATAGGCATTTTAGAGCCTTATTGGGGCCTTATTGGTGCTTTCCATCCTATGTACATTGTTACTATGCGCAGACATTAGCCTTTTTCTTATGTATATACATATACATAGTGACTTACTCAGTTACTGGTTACATCAGTTACAATGGTTATCATCTCGTGTATTTATTGAACTTTTTGTAACCGTTGTAACTGATGGCCTGATTTCGTAACCAATCCAATAAATTCTTGAATTTGGGTTGTAACCGGCAAGTGTAACGGGTTTGGTTATAGTCCGGTTTCGTTTTCATCGTCAATGTTTACCACGGTCGGTTTTAAGTGCAAAACTTTTTGCACTTTTCCGCCCAGCCGCATGGGCTTGGTTACACCACTGCCACCTTTGCCCGCAATGAAGCCCAGGGCGTCCAATTGCTCGTACAGGGCTTGTCTTGATATGTTGTTGAGTGTTTCACCCGTGAAACGCTTGACGGACGCCAATAGCATTTCAGGTAGGATGTAGACCGCGCCGTCAACCTCCCAGCCCACCACACGATCACGATCAACAGGGTCAACCATTTCGGCGGGTGACTTCTTGTCATGCAAGAGGATTATTCGGCCACTTGCCAACAAACCGCGCAATAGCTCGATTAGACGCTGCCCTTCGCCGGATTCTGTTGTGTAGCCAGACATAGCTTTTGCTAACTGTGCCAAGCCTTGTAGGTGCGCGGCCTTATACTTTGCTGCTAGTTTGCCAAGTATCGGGTGCTGCTCTAGCACCGTCCATGCAATTTGGTTGGTTGCCAAGTTGGTTGCCACGCGGTGCGGGTTGGCCATGCTCGGCTGTATATATAGCAACTTTGCCACCCATCCATCTCGAAGCTCCTGCATCTTGGTGACTTCGGCCTTGATGATTGCCTTGCTATCGTCAGTCTGTAGCCAGGTGATCCATGCTTTTCCTACGGCGCATAGGTGCGGCGCTAGGCGTTGCGCTTCGCTTAGATAGTATGTAGTATCCTTTTTCTCGAATGTAACCGCGAGCAGCCGGGCCAGGCTGGCCGCATCGGTGTCGGGCGTATCCTCGCCAGTAAAAATAGGCCAGGTATAGACCGGCTTGGTTTCACGCAGTTGGGCGGCTCGATTCATGCGTTCTTTTTCGCCACCCTCAACAATGTTGTGCATTAGGTTGACAAAATCCGCCGTGCCACCGCCAGTGTTAGGCTTGAAGTTATCAATCAGGAATGGCAGATCGTGATTGGTCGTTGCATAGCCCATGATGGCGTTACGGGTCGCGCCTTCGCCCCACTTAATGAGCATGTCGTCACGAATGAAGTCCGGGCCATATAGACACAGTGCGACCTGAATGGTTGAGCTTTTTTGTGACCCGGTGCGGCCCCTGATGAAAAGTCCATAGCGCTCATCTCGCCATCCTGCATGGAGCGCCATTGGCGGCTGTAACATAAATGAGGCCACAATCGGACCGATACCGGCATCCATCGATTTAATCAGGCTGTCAAGACATTCGATACCAAGTGCTAAGTCGGCCTTGTTGTCAATCCGGTAGGGCATTTTGCGACTCAGGTTGATCTCGGTTTCTTCTGGCTCCATCCCCGGAATCAAGAAAACTTTGCCAGCCCAGCCGGTGCGGTCATAGCGATGAATGGTTTTGACAGGCTCCGGCGATAGCATTTTGATTGCTGCCCCCAGGTGCATTTCCATGCGCGCCATGACCGGATCATGTGGCCCTGCGGCCATCTCAACCGCTGCCTTTAATTTCTGGTTATTACTGAATGAGTCAGCGTCAATGACGAAGCTAAAGGCGCTGCCACGCAGGGCTTTACCGGTGACGGTGTACCAAATGCCGCCATCCTCCCCGATGTGCTGGGCGGTAATCCGCGCCTGAAACATGGCAACCGGCACACGGTCGTAGTTATCCTTGTTTTTGACCATGACCTGAATAATGTCGTCATGGATTAGGTAAGGCCATGTGTCGGGCTTGTCTTCCGGCGGTGCTGTTGCCTGGTCAATCAAGACCTGTTGAGCGTCCAGCAAAAATTCATTGTAGACCGTTTTGGTGATGCCGATTTTTGCCGGAACCGTCTCGCGTAAGTGAATGCGCAGATACTTATCTTCAATCGTGGCAATGGCAGCGAACAGTGTTCGCATTACATCAAAGTCCGCCTTACCATGCGATTTACTGTCAATGGTATTTTGTACTAGCTGCTCAATGTATTCCTCGGTGTTCATTCGTAACAGCGCCGGATCAGGACAATCCATCAGCGCCATTGTTTCATTGATGTCTGGCTCGTCGCTAGGTTTGGATGAGCGCGGGCTTTCCATGCCTGCGTCTAGTCCACTGCCGGCGGTGCGTTCGGCTTCCGCCTGCGATAATCCAGCATCCATCGCGGCGTCGATCATGCGCGACCAGGCCAGATCGTGGTGAATTTCGCCGCCCGCTACTAATTGTCCGATGCTAAACGCCGACGTGTTTAGCGTCTCGTTGCGCGTACCATCTACCGCTGTAGCGATACGAACACACTCATTCTCAAGCGCCCGCAACCCGTACTGGCTTGCCCCGTTGCCGTTGTATTTGATGGTTGTATCGAAGCTATGCAATGGCGGAGCTGGCGCTTTGTTCGCTTCCAGCAAGGCGCGCAGTTTGGGCGGCAGCGGGGCAGGGTCGATGTCCCACGGGCTATAGTCAAGCTCCCACTGGTAGCGATTGCCGCTTTTGTGCAGGCTCGGCGCGAGCACCACATAGCCGCCGTGGCCGCGGATGTCAATACCGGCAGGCAAGTTTTTATTTGAATTGCCAAACGTGTCGCTCGGCTCTTGTGCGTAGAACAGATGTCCACCGCCGCCGCCGCTGATAGCGGTGACGGTGTTTTCGTCCAGATCTAAATCGTCGCCTTTGTAAAAATCCTTGTAGTTGTCCCGGTCGACGACCAATAGACCGGACTTGCCGCAATTTAGCCCGATGTTGGCGTCCGGCCATAGTTCCCACCATTCACGGATTTGCTCCGGGTCGGTGCTGGCCGCGTTCAGCCCCCCGGTTATGCGCGGGTGTTTGCCCGGACTATCACAATGATAGTCCGGGTCTTTTCGCCGCCGTCCCTTCTCGCAACTACAGCCGCCGTCGGGTGTGGCGGTATGACACGGAAATATGAACCAACCGAGTGCAATGTAGCGCAGAGCATCATCCAGCATGGCTAGAATCCTAGTTCGTCGAGTTCGTCCCAAAAGGAATCATCGGTAGCCACTGGAAAGTCGAGCGGCTTACTGAGCAGGTCGGGCAGACTGTTGGCTCGTTCAAAAAAGAACCTGGATACTTCATCGCGGCTCTGCGTTAGCTTGGCCGGCGGCAGAGATGGCACTACGGTTTTGCGTCCGTAAGATTTTAGCCGGGCGCGGCTATCTAGCAGTGCGATCACCCCGTAATCATCCATGCGTCGGATTAAGCGACCCATGCCCTGCTTCAGGTCGATGACCATCTCCGGTAAATGCAGGTCAAAAAACGAGTTGTTGACCGTTGTCTCACGCGCCTTGAGCAGTGGCGATGGCGCTTGGAATGGCATTTTGTCAATGACCACCAGACGCAGCGCCGCGCCTTCGATGCTGACGCCCTCCCAGAACGATTTGGTGGCGAATAGTACGGCGTTGCCATCCTCACGGAACCGGCGCGCTATCTCACCTTTGGTCAGACCGCCCCCCTGCACTAGTACAGACAGCCCGGCACTTTCAAAACTGGACTGCAGTGCGCCAACTGCTGCATTCATGTTACTATACGAAGTGAACAGTAGAAACGCGCCACCCTTCGCCGCCATGACTAGGGCGCGCAGATCGCCCAGGACATAAGCGGGCCATTGGGCGCTATTGGGATCTGGCGTGTCGCCGTTGGGGATGTAGAGTAGGGCGTTGCTTGCGTAATCAAATGGCGAATCGGCCACCATTTGTAAGCCGTGGTCGATGCCGCACTCTTTCATAAAGTGCGCTAGGGCTGGCGTTTTTCCGTCTCCAACTTCCACTGCCATCGTGGCCGAGGTGAACACAATCGACGTTGGTTTGTGCCGCGTGACTGGTTCATCAGTGATACCTTCCCAATCCGTGCGCGCCATGATTTCAGCATCACCAAAGGCGTCTACATAGCGAATGCAGTCAGGGCCGTAGGCGACGCCATCCAGCACATGAACCGCGTCAGCGGTCAGGGCGCGGTTGCAGCGGGCGCAATGGGTGCGGTCAATGTGTGCGGGCTGCTCCGTCTCGAAGCCTGCCATGCGTCCAACAAAGGCGGAAACATCGAATGGCACGTTGACGAGCTTGTCTGCTTTCGGTTCAATCCAACGTACATGGTTGGGTGCGGTTGGCTCGGACATTATGTGGATATTGTCGGCCATGTTGCGCACCTTGTTCGCCTTTTTGTTGCGCCGGATGGCCTCATCATCCTCTGGCGTGTCCTCGGGATGCCAAATTGAATCCGCCAGTTCATGCAAAGCCGTGGCTAGCCGTTGCCCTTGCTCAAATTCTTGGTCATGCTTGATACCAACCTGCCGGTCGTTTGACCCGGCCAGATAAACGCTAACCTCACTCCAAAATAGCTGTAGATAGTGATCAGCGTCGGCGGCTTCGCTGCCAAGAATATCCCGTGCCATGTCAACGACGCGGCCAATGCCCTTCTGTGTAAATTCTTGTCCCAGTGCATTGCGGGCGTAGTCGGCCAGTTTGTGCGCTTCGTCTACGACCATTACCTGGCAGCTAGGCAAAATGTTGGCTTGTGGGTATAACTCGTTGAGGATGAGCAATGCGTGATTGCAGATAATGACATCTGCGGCTTGGCGCTCGGCTTTGGCTTGATAGTAAAAGCAGCCTGCATAAAGCGGGCAGCGCTTGCCGGTGCAATCTTCGTCTACCGTATAGTTGTGAATATCTTTGGCGACAAAATCTAATTCCTCGGTGTTGCCGTCTTCGGTGGTCTTGTACCACTCAGAGGTGGCATAGTCAGAAATCATGACGTTACCCCGTTCATCCTGGCATTTGGCCCTGCACATGTAGTTGCCCTTGCCCAACGCTAAAGCGACCTTTTTACCAGGAAACAACTTGCACAAAAACGGAATGTCCTTTTGGTAAAGCTGGGCTTGCAATGCCTTGTTGGATGTGGAGATAACGCAGCGCTTGCCCATCGCCATTGCGACGGCAGCATAGGCGAAACTTTTGCCCGTTCCCGTTCCGGCCTCGACAAGAACCGGCTCGCCCATCTCAATGCCCCGCTGCACTAGCCGCGCCATGTGTAGTTGTGGTGAGCGCACCTCGTAGCCCTGCAACGCTTTGGCTAGGATGCCGTCAGCGCCAAAAATCTGGTCAGCCACCGAAGGCCAGCGCACCGTAATCGTGTCGTCGTCAATGACCTGCTCCGCAAGGCTAGGCACACATGCCGCTTGCACCATTTCGGCCCATGCGTTTTTGTTGCCGCTGATGGTAAGCGTCCAGCAACCATCGATAACCTGCACGCTTTTGCGTTCGGGCTTGTCTTTGGCTGCGGATGTAAAAAGTTTGACAAACAATTCTCGGTAGTCCATAATTCCCCCCGCATCTAATGCAAGACCGGCTAGACTCTGCCACACAGAGCCTAGCCGGTTTCAATTTACAACCCCAGTGATTCAGCAGTGGCGGCGGTCACTTCCTCGTCGCTTTCGCCATCATCGTGTTTGCCGTTGCCATTGCTGGCGCTTGTGCCGGCAAAGCTGTCCCAGGCATCAACCCAGGGCTGAACCTCGGAGCGTAATGCTTTGTGCTGTTCTAGAAGGTCATCGCCGATATAGAAGTCATCCAGGCTGACCTTCTCGGCCTTGTCTGGCAAGCCAACCGGAACCGGCAGCACGATACGGGATTTGGCCGTGGTGCCAACCTCGACAAATAGCGGCGCGCCCTTGCCGTCGTTAGCAGCAGCGGCGGTCATCCAAAACGCCCAGTACGGCCACTTTTGCGGCTTTGTCATGGCGTTAGCGGCGGCGATAACGGTGCGGCTGAAGCAGGACAAACAGCCGGTGGCGCTATAGTTGCGGCTACCGCGAAACGCCATTCCCGCATGGCCCTTGAGTCCGATCATAAACAAACCGAGACTTTCCGCGCCTTTGAGGACAACCAAGAACTGCATTGACCCGCGTGGACTGCCGGCTTCTTTCGCCTGGTCAAATTGATTCCAGGTAAAAGACTGACCGTTTGCCATCCAGCGTTTGCGCTCGGCAAGTACGGCGACGGTAATGGACGGCGCATAGTAGCCTGTGATTTCCTCGCCGTTGCTCTCGCTGGTAAAGCTGTCCTTGACCCAGCCGTGCGCGGTCATGTCTGTTGGTGCTGATTCCTCAGTGATGAACCAACCACCGAGATAAGCGACGCCGCCGACCTTTTTCATGGCAACATTGCCGTTGCGGAGGAAAATTGTCGGATATGTACTGCCTTCCTGCTCGATCAAATCTTGATCGATGTCTTTTACTGCACTTGCGTTGAATTTCATGGGTAGAATCTCCTAGAAATTTATTTAGAATAGGCAAGATTGCCTGATTCTTACGGTTTTGCGCACTTGAGATTACGAGAATAATATATCATACGTGATACAATATGTCAAGCATGAATATTCACTATTGACATATTGCGCTCACGGTGTCATAATTGACACCATAAATAATTCATAACGAAACTAGGAGCACCGCATATGGAACTAAGAATCAATGAGTTGGCAGAGAAGAACGAATTAAATATGTCTCAGGTACAGCGCCAGTCCGGTTTGACGATGACGCAACTTCGGCGCTACTGGTACAATCAGACAAAATCGGTGGAGCTAGAATCCCTGTGTGCCCTGGTCGAGTTTTTCCAGAAGTACGATCCGGACGTTCAGCCTGGTGACTTGTTCAAGCCCGTCACCCACCGCACCCCCGCCCCCTAGCCGCCGCGCCGGGTGCCCTCTGGGCGCGGCGGTGCAATCCAGCGGCCACCCGTCACCATGATGCCCCGCGCCGCAATGCCGCTTGGCAACCGAATCAGGTCGTTGCTGGCGAGGTCGTCCAGGATATAGCGCGCCACCGACGTTGATGATATGCCGCACGCTTGCATGATTTCTCGCAGTGTGGGCGACGCGCCATCATGAGCGGCTTTGTACTGGCAGATGTAGGTGTACACGGTGCTACGGTTGTATTGTTTCCTCATGGCGGCCTCCTGAACCACCGCTCATCAAAATCTCTGAGATACCCCTGCGTTTACGCATGGGAAAGCTCCAAATCAAATAGGCTCATGGTGCGCGCTGTGTTCACCCGCAAGCATGATTTACTAAACCAAATCACCTCGCGCGCCGCGTTGGCGCGCCCGTTGCCGTTGCCCTGCGATCCATAGCCGCCGTGCGCTTTCCAGGAGAAAGCCTCCCAGCCCGCGGACTCAAGATCGTCGTGCTCGTCGAGGTAGCCGCAAAGCGCAACACGCAGCATGGGATTATCGCCATTCTCCACGCACCAGCGCCGCACGTCGTGCGCAACGTCCAGGCTGTCCTGTTCGTACAAATCCGCATAACGGTTGGCAGCGTCGCTGTATGGTGGATCAAGAAAAATTCCCGTCAACCCGTTTTTCTCGGTGACCGTTGGTCCCATCACCCGCGTCCAGTCGCCACAACAGACGCGCACGCGTCGGAGGCGTTCGGATAGCGCCTGCATCCAGGCAACCAATCCAGCTTCGCCTTCGCCAGCCCTCCCCGCGTTGTTGCCCAGGTGGACGCGTTTCCGATTGACGCCCCTCCCCGCGTCGCCCAGGTGGACGAGTTGCCGATTGACGCCCCTCCCCGCGTCGCCCTGAGCGATATTCACCAACTCCCCGTTCACCGATTGCCACGGCCCATTGCCTGAACAGAATCCTGAACCTATCCAACAGGACATACCCCACGCCCACCACCCCGCGATTTTGGCGTCGAACCAATCTGGGTCGCCTTCGAGACGGGAGGCAAGTTCATCTTTGCGCTGCACTAGCCAGGCATGGCGGGCGTGCAAATCATTTTCTGACGTAATCCAGTCTGCATAATGGGCGACCGCTTCCGGGTCAGCAGCCACGGCGCGCCAAAAGTTTGACACGTAGCCGGACGCATCATTGATTGTTTCTAGTGCGCGGTTTTCCGGCGTCCAGTTTGGTCGGCTGAGTAGCACGGCCCCGGAGCCAAAGAACGGCTCGACGAAATTCGGCACATCGCCAAAGCGTTGCCATATGTCCGCGGCGACGGATGATTTTCCGCCGAAAATACGGGAACGGTGATTTAATCAACGTTCCCCCCCCTTTTCTAACGCAACGCGCATGTCGTCTAGCCACCGTCGCACCTCGACCAGTTTGCGCAGTGCGGCGGCCTTGTCGCCACGTTCCAGATGCCACGCAATGCTGCCAGGCTCGGACGGTAGCGAATATTTGTTTATCGTGTCGGTTTTATGTTTCATATTCCCCTCAAATTGTCCACCCGGCGGAAGCGTCTCCCCAACGCCCCCGCCGGGCTTCATTGTTTCGGCTCTCTGCCGCTGACTTATGACTGGCCGGAGCACGTCATGCGGCCCAGGAAGGAGGACACCATGAAGGGATGCCCGGCGCACCGGCTCATAGTTCAGCGCCGCCCCGGTTGCGAGCCTGGCTAATATGCTAGTTCGTCCCAGCCGTTCGGCTGCCCTTCGACTACGCTCAGGGGCCGGTCGGTGAGCCTGCCGAACCGCACGCCGAAGTCTCACGCCGAAGTCTCAGGCCGAAGCCAGCCACAAGCCGGCCAGGAACATCGCCGCCGGTAGCACTAGCCATGCGGCGGCTTGCGAGATGTCCATGCTACGTCCAGTGTCAGCGCCACGAACGCGACGGTGACCAGTAGAATCAGTTCGGCGGTGGTCACGGCTTGACCTCCGCCATCCCCTCATAGCGCGCCCGGCCGTGGCATGGGCAATCCTTGTTGCTGCAAATATGCAGCTTGTGCGGGATGGCCGGGTTGCGCGTGCAAGAATTACTATGCGGACAATAGCCACTGCATTCCAGGATGCTGATGACGCGCATTTTTCGCGTTGGACGCATCTGGAGGATTTCCGCCGCTGGACGCGTGATTGTGTTGTCGGTCATGCTCTCCTCCTTCCGATGGCCCAGGTTTTGCCGCCGAACGGCTGTGCAAACCCTATAAGGCATCATTGTACAAACCTTATACAAGCCTAAAATAGCTTATGAGAATTTTGGTTCTCAAACGTGATATTCACCCCAACCACCACACGCCCAACACCACCCACACCACAGCGCCCAACGCGGCGCAGATCATCAGCCAGGCCACTACATTCATTTCAATTCTCATCGCTCGTTTTCTCCCTCATGGCCAGCAATGCGTATAGCAAATCAATGCGCCGGATTTTCGATGCAATCAGGCGGGTGGCCTCACTGTTGATTTCGTGCAGGTGGCGCAATGTTTTCGGATTGTCCGTTTTGCCAAATAGCACCGTGATAGATTCTTGCAACACGAGCAGGCTGTCTTTCTCCTCATGTTCGGTGCGCAATAGGTCGGCTACGATCTCGTTCCACTTACGGCCACCGGTCAGTGGCCGGTAGTCCGATGGCTGCGGTGGTCGCATTAGAAGTCTCGCTCCTGTTGTCGGCGCTCCTTACGTTTGCGCGCATACCATGCCGAAACGTAGTATTCGACGCAGACCCAAAAGGCTGCGACCGCGTTTAGCTTGAACAGAAAAATGGAGTCTTCAGGGCCGAGGACGGGAAACGCCACCGCGATAATGCCGAGATTGCCAAGCACCACGAAGGCGGGGGTGATGTGATGACCAGGCAATTGCCAACGAAACACAGCCACCACAGTGGCAACCAGGAAGGAAACAAGGAACACATTGAACAACGCTTGGCCCTCTGACATTACGATTTCCCTTACGGTTGACCAAATTCAGCCAAATTGCTTGACCCAGCGGCGATGCGGTGCTATGTTGTGGACGGCACGAACATCGATGATGCAAGGAGCCGCCTATATCCAACTTTCGTCAGTGACCTCGGTTCATCGCTCCAACGACCGCCAGGCTTCAGCCGTCTGGCGGTCAAATTTTGCCCCGGTGTCGTCCGAAAAAGGCGGAGAACCAGTCAATGAAAACGAGCGCCGAGGCAAGTTGCCGCAGGCTGGCTTGCACAGCCTTGTCCGCGTGACTACGGAACGGCACACCTCACATCTCACACAAACCAAAGGAGACAACCAAGCAACAACAAACACCACCGGCGGCACTGCTCCGCCTGGCAGGCTACCTTTCGACACGGCGAAAGGATCCTGGTGTGGGAACAAACACCGGCCCGCCGCGGGGCTTGCGCCGCGCAAACGGGCCAGTGTGGGAGGCTAGGCGAGTTCGGGTTCGGATATTAGTTCGACTTCTTCGGTTAGTGGCTCGGCCACTTCATCGAGTAGGTGCGTAATTGCATCGTCAAGATTACAAGTACGCTTTTTGCGAAAGGACAATTGCGCCTTGAACAGATTCAGGCGATTGCGTGTATGTTCTGATACGTACAGCCCTACGCGGTTCTCGATGCGTGTCCGTCGATTTTTCGTCTTTGTCATGGTAATTCCCCCAAAAACACGATGATTCGTGAATAATCACTAGGATACACTGATATGCTACAATTGTCAAGCATGAATATAGAAAAACAGGCATTTTTCGGTGATTCTAGCAATAGCCGAAAAAATCAGCGTATGATTCTGGCTATGCAGAGCAAGGCGAAGCGGGGCAAAGGTCTCGCAGATTCTTTGGGGCGTCGTGTTCGCGATTTACGCCAGGCATATGACTGGGGCCAGGAAGAATTGGCTGATAAAATGGCGGCAATTACAGGACAGCGAGTCGGGCAGGGGTATATTTCAGATGTTGAGCGCGGGAGGGCAAATCCAAATTGGAAAACAATCGCAGTGCTGGCGAGGGCGCTTGAGACCACATCAGATTATTTGGTCATGCTGACCAATGATCCGGCGTCTCCTGGCGATGCAATTAACTCTCATTGGTCCGAGCAAGCCGACGAGGCCGGGCGTCTGATTGACGCACTGCCTGAGGACTGGCGAGTATTGGCACTAGACGAAATAAAAAAAATTGACACTGAATGGCGAGAAATTCAGCGCCAGGATCGGGAAATATCAGTCTGGTTGGATCGGGTCGCGGCCGCCGGTGGCGAGGCCGCCCGCGCCATTGCGGAGCAGTTTGTCCGCTCCCGCCTGGATGAGTTGAGCCGTGGCCGTAGTGGCTACAGCATGGTCGATCAGAGCCGTGGAAAACATACGCAAATCTGACATAAATACTACGCGGTCAACCGCAGACAATTGCACCAAATCCGGGAATTTCAGTTCAGCCATGTTGGGAGCCTTTCGGAGAGAATACACCAGTTTCCTTACAAATTAATCGTTGCTTCATTTCGATTCCTTCGTAATGGTGCTTACAAAACTAAACAATTGGTCAGCCCGCTCAGATGAGCGGGCTTTTTTTGCTTACAGTTTGGGGAATTTTCACGAAAATACGTAAATATAGCAAATTGATGCTTGACATTTATAGCATTTGGGTATATACTGGCTCTGTACGGGAAGTTAAACGGGAAACGGAGTATTACGAACCACACGCCCCAACGGGGCAAAGGAGCAGTAGCATGAACATAAATACTTTCTTGACGGCTTTCGGGCCGCACATTCCGCAGCGAGAGCACCAGGAGAATCGCGGTCGCCGCCTCTATGCGACTGACAAGCCATACCACCGCTGCGCCACCGACGCCGAGCGCGACGGGTATGTAGCGGGGCAGGCGGAGTACATGCAGGCGCGCGCAGACCAAGCGCGGTTGCATGCGAAACTGGCTGTGTAAACGGAGCGGCCCAATGGTGTGGAGCCATCGGGCCGGGTGTCAATGAGGATGTGTTAGCAAAAAGGATTTTACCATGCAATCAAATCATATGCAATACAAGAATTTCGTTCCGGCATCCAAGCCGGTCGAATTGTACGACGTTTCAATCACGAAAGCCCAGCGCGCCGAGATCAAGGCACGTCTTGCTGCCGTGTGGCCAGAAATCGACGGCTGCCAGATTGTTACGTCCGGCGGACGCTTCCGGCTGTTGGCCGTGCGCGGCGCGACTATCCCGGCTGATTGCACCGATGTGTATGTACTAAGCGTGGTGCAGATGGTGCAGGCGCGGACGGCAGCGTTGATACTGACGCCGGATAAGGTGGTAGCGTAATGGCCGTCCAATATCGCGTATGCGGCTGGTGCGGTGCGACGCTCACACCGTCAACGCAAACGGTGCCAGACGGCAGCCCGATGGCCGGCACGACCACGCACGGCATGTGCGAGTCGTGCAAGCGGGATTGGGACGCCAAGTTAGCCGCCGAGCGGGCGGCGAAGGAGTGAGGGATGATGGCCAAAGTTCGCAATTGGCACAAACGCAATACGCGTGCGGCACTGTCTCACCCGGTTGTGATTGCAGTACATTCACAGACCGACGACCGTTGGGAACCATATGCGCAAATTATGTTACGATCCGAGGAACGCGGCGTGCTGAACATCACGTTCACGCCAGCAGAGTTTATCGAGTTCCGGGACGCCGTCAACCGGATGGCGGAAAAGTTCCTTTAACCGGACGCCGAAGTCTCACGTCGAAGCCCCGCCAGCACCCCGCTGCGGGGCTTTTTTGTTGCCAAAATTCGCTCTTGACAACGGACGCGGCGGCGTGCTATGATGTGAAAAACATCACGCAACCGGTGATTCAGGGGTGATAACAAATGGCAGAAGAAAATATTATCCGGCAGTCTGTGCGTTTGACCAGGTACGCCACCGCTATTGTTCGTGGCCGTGCCACGGAGATGTGGCCGGAACTGGACGAAAACACTAGCGGCCTCATCAACAAAATCATTGCGGATTGGGACACGCTTCGCGATGACGGCAACGGCGGTGGCCGCATGGCGCGCATCAAGGCGCTCGAAGTGCGCGCCGACGACCACGAGCGGCGCATCGACCGGATTGAGCGACATCTGGAGGTGCCGTATGACGCAGACCATGCGTGACCGTCGCCTAGCGATGGAGGCGCGCAGCATCAGCAGCCTGGCAAAATGGATTGCCAGGCTGCCAGTCACGGACGGCACGCAGCAATCTCGTCTGGTCGAACTGTTCGCAGCGCTACTGGCCGCCGGCGTGGATGTGGACGCGCTGTACTGTGCGCTGGAAGATGCGGCGGGAGAGGAAGCATGACCCAACATTTTGCAGGCCCTAGCCAACCACCAAGCGTTCGACTGAGCGCTCACGCCGAAGTCCGCCTATGCGAAGCGGATGAAATCGACATGTGTCGCCATGTCGCCGAACTAGAATTGGCGGGCGATTATTTTGCCGCCGCGATTTTGCGTGACGAGTACGATCTAGATGACGTGTGGATCGAGGACATCAAGGCGGAGATGGAAGGCCGCTATTAGTTTGACGCCTGCCTCGTCGGAGCGACCCGGCGAAGCAGGCTGACCCGTATCCGAGAGCGCCGGAAGGGGCTGTGTGAATCATAGCCCATACCCCGGCCAATCCTGAAACGAGGAGAGGCCATGCAAAACGAACATCCCATTTACGTGCAGTTTGTTAAGCGCCACTACGGCGCACTAATTCACATGCTGTGGTTTGTTGCCACGGAGACGAGCGACAAGGGCGCGGACATCGCAGCCCGTGCGCTTGCCTTGCTTGCGCCGCTGCCCAACGCTGTGAGCGTGTTCAATGTTAGCCAGTACAGTTTAGGCTACTCGCGCTTCCAGGCGTTTGCGTTTGCGTTTGCGATGGAGCTTGCATTGTTCGCAATCATCGAGGTTGCGCTGCACATGTGGGACGGGTTCTTGCACAATCGCAAACGGTACGCAATCCCGCTAGGCATGGCTATCGCTGCATCGTTTGGCGTGCTGGCGATTGTGGTGACGGTGGTCTACAACCTGGAAGTGAGGACCGGCGGGCATTGGGTGCTGGCGCTGCTTCCATTTATCAGCCTGTTTGCATTCGTTGCGCTTGGGCTGAAACGATGGCATGAGCGCGGCACTGATCCTGCACAGTCACGCACAACGAGGCGCACAGTACGCACAATGCAACCCACCATTGTGCAGGGCGATGAAGACGCACAATCCGCTAGTGCGGTGACGCCAAAAGCACAGGCGAAGCAACTCAAGAGCGAAGGCTTTACGAATGTGCAGATTGGCGAGATACTAGGCGTGCATCGCAACACGGTCAGCGGCTGGGTAAAGCACACGAATGGACACAGCAAGGTGGAGGTCGCCTAATGATCGACGCCAACACGCTCTACGTCCTGGTTGCGCTGATTGTTGTGGCTGTGTTCGTGTGGCTCGTGGTGACAATGTGAGGTGACACGCATTGAAAAAACTGGCCGGCGGATGTGCAGCAACTATCATCGCTACTCCCGTTCTGGTCGCGGTCGCGTTTATGGCGCTGCAGCCGGAACTTTTCGCGGCCGTCATTTGGCGGATGTTCTGGACGTTCTGTGCGCTGTGCGGCCTGGTGATTGCTGTGTTAATTGCCGTTTTGCGTAATCGGCGCGAGCGGCGAGATCGAACGTTCCGCGATGGTTCGTTGCCAGTCATCCGGCGCACGATTCGCCGTTGGTGCAAAAATGAGCCGTGGCCGGTGGCGCTATGGTATTTTCTGCAAGGCGAGTTACAGCACCTAGACCCAAACCTAGAGCCGGCAGGCTTCATCCTGCGGCCAGATGGCGAGATTGTCCGCCAGGAGCCGGCAGAAGGTTGGCCGATGCGCCAGCAAATTTTTGCACTGGTGCAAAACACGCACCACCTGCAAGCCGTCTATCCAGGTGATACGGCGCGTGAGAATATGTTTGGCCGCGATTCGTTGATGCCACGGATGCCGGCGCAACGTGCATTTGCCAACAAGATTGACCGGCTGGCATTGCCGGAACCGGACGACGAGATAGATGGCGAGTTTGCGCCGGTAGTTGAGCCGTTGCGCCTGACTGATGCACTGTCGCAATCGACGCCGCAAAAGTGGCTACTAGGCCAGGATGACACCGGTCAAACGGTGGCGTTTGACCCTGCTACTCAACAAAATTTAGGTATCGTTGGCGCGACCGGCACCGGCAAAACGACTGGTTCCGGCTTCCATGCGCTGCTGCTGGCGCTCAAATTTGGCTGGCATCCGGTGATCCTCGACCCAAAAGGCGGCGCGGATCTGAGTCGGTTCGATGTGCATTGCGAATGGAACGCAACCGACGCGGACATATTTGGCGAGCAAATGGCGCTCATCCGTCGCGAACACGACCGGCGCGCTGCCATTCTGCGAGACCACCAAGCGCCGAACATTGACGCGTTGCGCACGAAAGAGCTACCGCACATCCTGGTATTTTGTGAGGAGTACGGTGACATGTGGGAGCAAATCGCAGCGACCAAAAAGCAAAAAGAAATCGCACGAATCGACCACGACATTGATTCGATGATGCGCATGTCTAGAATGACCGGCATTCACTTTTGCTTCGTTGACCAGTTCCCGGAGAAGTGGAGTCAACAGGTATTTAGCGCCACGAAGATGCGGCTCGTCTACCAGGTCGCACCAGGGCAGGATAGCTATTTGCGCGAGTACAAAGCCGACACGCTACCAGACCGTGGCGCATTCATGTATCGCCGCCAGATTTGGCAGCCGTGGCACGTTGCGCCGGAATTGCGCCGGTTGCTGTTCGATGCGCCGATCAGCGGGTATCCGAGGCTGATTGAGGGTGCGACCGTTCCTAGCCGTTCCCCAGAAGCCGTTCCTGATGCCTGTTCCGCACCCGTTCCTTTGCCCGTTCCAATGGCCTCACCAGAGGTAGACCACCCCGACCCGGAGGCGGGGAACGGATACAAATGGGAAGCATTTGTCAGGGACTGGCGGCGCAATAACCCGAACGGTGGCCCGTCCGCGCTGGCGCGTGCAATGCGTGACGCGGATGGCAATGTCAAGCCGCATACATCATATAAAAGCGAAGCGGCCAGACGGTTGGACGCACTGGGTGTGGCACCAACCGGCCTCGACCAACTGCATACGCTCGGCATTGATCTGTCATCCGTCCGTCTGTCCAACGGTGAGCGGCTCGGCACTGACATCAGCTACGCGATGGGAGATGACTAGATGCATCACTTTTCCTGGGTAGAGGACACTCGCACCGGCGCGCAAATCGAATACATTCTGCGCGAATACGGCATCCCGTGCCGCAGGCGCAAACTGAAAACAGGCGACGGGCTGTCCGTGCCGCTGGCGCAGGCGAAGTGGGCGGAATACATTTTGCTGTCCGCCGGCGTGGCGCTCACGTCGCCGCTCCTCACCGACGGCAGACGTGCCGCCACGATGCCAACGTCCTGGGGCGTAGCGTCGAGGAGAGTGGACCTCACCGGCCGGCTTGTGGATTGGCTGGATACGTTGCTACTGGGTGGCGCAAACCGGCGCTCGGCGCGGCAGTTTGTGCGCACTAGGGCGCGCAGGCGAAACCGCTGATGCCACAAAATGACGCACTCGACCGCATCCTGTCCGCCGGCTCGTCTATGGACGGCTTCACGCCGCTGCTCTCCATGACTGGCGGCGCGCTGGGCTGGTGGCGACATTTTATCGTACCGCGTGCCGTCTACGCCGATGTCCACGCGTTGCTACAGCAAAAGCGGTTGCCAATGCGCAATGTGATGATTGTCGATGACGTGGTCTGCTTCGACATCGACGCCGGTTCAGCGCCGTTGGTGGCGCTGCTGTTGCGGCAGCAATTTGGTATCGAGTTTTCCCGTCCGCCGCGCTGGCTGACGCACCGTCGCTCACGGCGCAGGCGGACACGAAGATGACATACAGCCCGGCTGGCGATGCTGGCCGGGCATCTTTTGTAAATCGTAGGGTAAACGTATAGTAATCGTATGTTGCAAAATCACGAATTCGTGATATAATGACATTGTCAAACAAAACGGCGAGAGGCCAGCGACCCGACCAAGAGCGGCTGACCTCTCAATAGCTCACGAAGGAGCATTACAATGTCAGACAATACCACGAACGTCCTAGACCTCACAAGTTTTGGCAGTGACGAGTTGCGGCAGATGATCGAGCAAGCGCAGGCGATTTTGACCGAGCGCGAAGCGCAGGCGCAGGGCCGGCGGACGGTCAAAATCGAGAATATCTGGGTGAAGCCTGGCCGGGAGGGTAAATTTGCCCTCGTGTTTTCGCCCTACCACCCTGCCCTTGTGAAGAGCGCGCAAGGGCTCAACGGGAAATGGCAATCCAGCAACTCCCTGTGGCGGTTCGATATCCGCGACGAGGAGCGCGTCCGCGAGATCGTCCGCACGGTTTTCGGAACGGACGGCAGCACGCCGGTCGAGGTGTGCGATGTCGAGATGATCATCACTGGCAACAATGGCAGTGGCGCACAACTGTTCGCCCTGGGTCGCGAGATTGCCAGCCGCAGCGAGCGCGACGCTCGCGTCAAGCTTGGCTATGGAGTAACTGTTGTGAGTGGTAAGTTCCCAGGCAGCGCCGGGAGCAGCAAATACCCCCGGCTAGTAGGCAGCGCGCCGGTGGTCGTCCTGGTGCGCGACGTGCCCGCCGTGCTGGCTGATGTGGCCGCGGCGACGGAGCCGGATGTGTATCGGATTGCCTAGCCAACTAGGCCCCGGTCTCACGACCAGGGCCATATTTTGGAAAATCAAACCATGAACATTCGACAGCACATTCTGATCGCCATCAATGACCGCCTGCCCGCCCAGCGCATCGTGCGCGACGGCGTGCCCGGCGTCCTGTTCACTGGCCCCGATGAGCCAGCAGCCGGCGAGTTTATCCCGTTCGCGCATCTTGGCGTCAACCAGATTTACGGCTATTTTGATATGCGTGCCCTGGCTGGCGTCGCCAGCGATTGCACGAACGAGAACACCGAGAGCTTGCATGTCGTCCTGACCGGCCAAGACGACTTCGACCGCGGCGAGGATCGTCGCATGTACGTCTGGAGTCAGGCCGAATCCGGCATCGATGTGATGCTCGGCGAGGTCTGGCAGGTGGCCGATCTCTACCAGGCCCTCCGTGCTTTTGTTGAACGCGGCGAGACCGGGGAACCGCTGGATGAGGAGGAGGTCGTCACCGGCCTATTTGCGGACTGGCTACAGGCGGCGGACGCGGCTTATGTTGCCAGCCGCGCCAATCCTGAGCGCTTCCCCGATCCAGAGGATGCGCAATTGCAGAATTCGATCCGCGTGGCCGGCGCGGCGGGTCGCATCCGCACCCGGCAAGGCGAGAGCGGGCGCACGTACTACAAGCGCACGGCAGTCGAGGAATGGGCGGCGCGCGATGAGACGCGCGGGCGTCCGCGTAAAGAGCAGGCGGCGGAACCTATGATAGCCAAAACTTGGCGCGACGATCCCGCCACCGAGAAACAAATCGCCCGACTCCAGTCCTATGGCATCGACGCCGCCGGCTGGACGAAGGGCCAGGCCAGTGACGAGATCGAGCGCCATAAAAACGCCGACATGGTCACGTGCTGGGAGTGCGGCTGTAGCGTGCCGCGCAGCAAGGCCGAATGGAACGGGAACGGTTGGTATTGCGGATGTTAGGAGAAAATCATGACCCTGATCACAATCAAACCGGCCAATCTCGGCGGCGTACGACATTGTGCAAAAACGCGCCGGCGCAGTGGAGTTGCGCCGGACATAGCCCCAGCCCGGCGCTCATCCCGCGCCGGGCGCTTTGTTCTGCGATTAGAACGCCATGTTAAGGCTTGCACGAATTTTGAAAACTCGTGCCAAAAAGGCTTGACAACGGGCGTAAACGGGTGTATACTAGAGACATGAGGGACGCACGGAGCGGCCCCAGGAACGAGGAGATTAGGACGATGATGGCGCAACATATTTTGCAAACACCGGATAATTGGGGAGAGACCTGCTACCTGGAACAGGACGACATGGACAAAATGGTCCACCAGCTAATAGAAGCTGGTGGTGAAGACTGGGAGGACATTGACAGCGGGGATTGTGGGACACTTGAGATCGTCAAGGACTTAGGTGACGGTCGTGGGGCATACGAGGGTGTCGGGAGCTTTGGTTGGATCACGGATGGGTACAACCGCAACGGGCGTCGCGAGGTGGTGATCCTGAAGAAGGCAAAGGACGGATCGTATGAGTACGAAACGTCCTATGATCCAAAAACGGACGCCGAGGAGTTAGAAGAATTGGGAATCGAGTAGCCACCCAGCCCGGCGGGTTGCCGGGCAAAAGAGCATATGACAAAATTCTATCACGGAACCGATGAGTATCGAGCAGAACTAATTGAAGCCGAGGGCTTCCTCGGCAGCGAACTAAGTGAGTTCACTGACGGCTTCAAGCACGTCAGTGACGGCGTTGTATTCCTCACCGACAAGGTCGAGGAAGCCGTTGAATACGGTGGCATCGTGTTCGAGGTGGAATTCTGTGATGACGTAGAACCGACGTTTTTTCAGGAGTCCCCTAACGGCCCCGGCAATGAGTTTTATGTTTCCGTTGCGGCGATGAACCGCAGCGGGCTATATCGCCGGATCGGAGGCTCCTGATGCCAGGAAACGGAACCAAGCTCCTCCGCAGCGGCCTAAGCGCCGCCGAATACGATTACGTGATGGCCGCGCTCACGCCGACGCAGCGTGCCCGCGCACTGCTCGCCGCCGCCGACCGCGCAAGCGGCAAGCGGTGGCGGGAGTTGACCGCGGCACTATCGGAGCAAGAGGACTCCGCGCTCGCCAACTGGCCGGTCTTCGTCGGCGGCGACTCGGTTGACATGGAGCGTTTCATCATGGACGTGTGGGAGCGTCCAGTGACGCCGGAGAATCTGCGCCAGACGGTCGAGGCGTTCAACTCCTGGTACAAGATTGTCTGTCCCGACGAATACCACGAGCCGGAGCGCCCGGAGTTTATGCGGGACTGGCAGTGGTAGAACACCCGTAGAACGCTATGTTAAGGCTTGCACGAATTTTGAAAACTCGTGCCAAAAAGGCTTGACAACGGGCGTAAACGGGTGTATACTAGAGACATGAGGGACGCACGAAGCGGCCCCAGGAACGAGGAGATTAGGACGATGAACGCACGAAAAATTTATCCAATCGGCAAAAAAATCTCATGGCCGCACCCCAGCGGCTCCGGTCAGGCCGTCGTGACCGTGGCGTGTCACGAGGTTGACGACCATCGAACCAAACTGATAGTCGCTGTCAGAGTGACGGGAGAAGATTTCATCGACAGCGCGACCGTTGGCCGCCTCGAAGTAGACGGAAGTGGCCTAAAGTAGCCACCCCCAGCCCGGCGGGGCATAGCCGGGCACCAAACCCACGCCGCACACGCGGCATAGTCGCCAGCGATGGCGAAAGGATGACAGAAATGGAAAAGTTTGTAGCACAGTACCCAAAGCACTCGTACGCCGTGGCCGGGAATGTTACGTTCCTCGACCCCACGCCACTGCTCGGCGTGACGGGTATTGACCCGTCACGGGGTAATATCTACGCCCAGTGTGACCACAATTTCGTGGACAACTGTGTTGTCGTCGGCAATGCTGACGGCTATGACACAGAAGAAGCTGCACTGGCCGCGGCTAGCGCAGAACTGGCGGAATACTGGCGACAACGCACAGTATAATCTCATTAGCCCCAGCCCGGCGGGACATAGCCGGGCACCAAACCCACGCCGCACACGCGGCATAGTCGCCAGCGATGGCGAAAGGATGAAAAACATGAACAAAATCAATCGTCTCAAGGAATTTTTCCTTCGTCTCAAGGAATTTTTCTTTAAACTTATCGAACTTCGTACTGAGAAGGCCGCATGGATTGCGGGGCACGGCAGCGACCACCTGCGTCGCGGTTTCGCTCGAGGCCACGACTGCCAACGCCTGTATTGCCTCGAGCGGGGTGCGCTCGAGGCCCCGGGCTTCATCGTCGATTATGACGGAAAGGGCAAATGGCAGCCCATTGGCTGTCCGAGCGTGAAGGCGCTCGACGCCGCAGCTGCCGCGGATTCTTTGAATCTCGGCGACGTGGAAATTGTTCGGCTCGTTCTCGAGCCGATAATTGAGTACGGAAAAAGTTATTCTGCCGTCCCCCTCAAGAATGGCGCCGAAGCCATTCTTGTAAAAGGATACCTGAAAACGACATTAGTCAAGGCATTATGACCGGGCGCCAAACCCACGGCGCTCACGCATGCGCCACACCCGCCGAGAGGCGAAAGGAACGAACGATGAGATTTCAAGCGACCGGAGGGTACTATACTCCTCAATACAATAGTATAAAGGAGTATACCGACGCAGGCTATGCCTGCGACTTCTCAACAGCGGCATTTTTTACCACCCCCCGACCAGGGCGGCACGGCATCGGGTGCGTGGAAGTGAATGTGCCTGAAAATTTTCAGGCACAGCTGGCTGAATACGCTGTCGTGGCCGTCTCGCCGCTAGCCGAGAAGAAACTATCGTTGTGCGGCATAAACGTCCGGTTGGTCGGCGGCAACAAGCCGTCGACCAACAACGACTGGAGAGAGATTATCTCGTTGCAAGCGGATGCCTGCTTGCAGCACGAAAAGGAAGAATTGTTAGCCAATAGGGACATCGTTCGTTATTGGCCGGTTTAGTTTTGTCAATCCCAGCCCAGCCGTTCGGCTGAGACTTCGGCGTGAGACTTCGGCGTGAGACTTCGGCGTGAGACTTCGGCGTGAGACTTCGGCGTGAGCTCAGTCGAACGCTCAGTCGAACGCTCAGTCGAACGCTAAGCCCCGCCGCGGCATCACGCCGCGGCGGGGCTTTTTGTTGCACCGTTCGTGTTCGGTTCGTCTGCCAACAAGTCGCCCAGGTCAATCAGCACCAGCGGCGGCAGCTCTTTCAGCCCCTCGATCTCCCCGACATCGATCTGTTCTACCGCAAATGTCAGCCCCATCAGTTCACGCCACGCCGTTTGTCCGGCCTCGTTCAACGACACGACATCGCTATCATCCTGTGGCGTGCCATGCAATTCGACAATGCGATCCCGCTCGGCCACAACGTCCTCGGTCTGCTGCTGGATGGCGCGCACGATGCGCCGGATTTTGAGGCCGGTGCGCGGGGCGGTTGGCAGCTTGATCAGGCTGTTTAGCGCGGTGACAATCGGCGTCGGTCTGCCGGTCGCGTTGAAAATCTCGTAGTTGTGTAGATTGGTGGTCATAGAATCCTCAGTTATAGAATGGAATCCAGTAGAAGCCGGGCAATCCGGCCACGGATACGCGTACCCTGCCTGCATAGCTGCCCAGTGCGGTGGTTAGAATCGAGCCAAAATTGCCGTTGAAATAAATGAATTCCTCAGAGTTATCATTCTGGCGCAACTCAAGCGTTGCCATTGCGCCGGTCGTGCTATCCTGGTCGATCTTGAAGAACGCGGTGCTTGTCGGATCGGTTGGTACGCTGCCAGCCGAGCGCCGAAAATGCGCCCAGGCGCCATAGGACGCCAGCGGTGCGCTACTCAGGCGCAACTGGTTCGCTCCCTGAACGGTCACATTGCCGCCGCCAAAACTGACGGAACCCAGCATGTTGATCGTGCTGTCCAGGATGGCAATATAGCCATTGATTGCGCCCGCCAGGGTTTTTGTACCCAAGAACAACTCTGACGCGCTGCCGCCATTCAGCGGGTACGACCAGATGCCAAGCGCCGCCCCGCTGCCAAAGTCGTAGGCGTGAATCTCGCCCACCGTCGTTTCGCCGTTGATGAATTTGATTTTGTTGCGGTTAGCATTGCCGTAATAGAGCGTCAGATCGGTGTCAACGAGTTTCATTGCACCGGCGCTACGGTCATACTGCAAATAGCCGTGTGTCGAGTTGCCAATCATCACGTCGCCTTTGTCGAGCGTCACCCCGCCCCAGGACTTCCCGTCCACGCCCACGACGGCGAAGGCGGCTGTGCCGTCCGTGTCACGTGTCCACAATCCCTCATTGTCACCCCATACCAACGACGCCCCGACGCGGAATGAAAAGACGCTGGTCTCGGCAAAAACGGGCGCATCGCTCTCATAGATGGCGAGAATCTCGGATGCTGGCGCTGCGCGGTCAAGGATCGCCACTTCGTCAATCCAGCCGTTGAATGCGAGGCTGCTGGTTGCCGACACATAATTTCCGATCCGCAATACTGTGCCAAGTGCCCCGCTCGCATTGGTGTAACTGTAATTGGTCGCCTCTGTGCCATTGACGTACAGGCGCGCCGTCGCCCCGTCCCAGGTGAGCGCCAGGTGCGTCCAATCCTGCACCGCGGCCACGCCACCCGCACCTGTACTTCCGCCAACACCCGACGACCAATTGCCGGCGGCATTCAGGAGCAATCGTATTTCCGTGCCCGTGGTGCCCGTGGACAAAATATAGCCATTGCTGCCCGTCACCCCATCCGGCTTGACCCAGGTCATCACCGTGCCCTTTGGCAGATTGATGACCCCCCCCGGATTGTAGTCGAGATAGTCGCGCGTATGGCTGGCTTGGTCGGTGAACGGCAGGCTATAGGTAGATTGCGTCAACTGCACTGCATCCACGTAGGCGTATTGGCCAGCGGGCATGTTGTAGTGGTAGAGATAGACACGTACTTTTGCGCAGGTTGCGCCAGTTGTCCAAGTGACCGTCTGGCGCTGCCAGCCGTCCGGCGCAATCTGGCCGGCCAGGCGTGAGGCAATCACGACATTGGAGGCGTTGTACTCCGTGATCACCAACTGCGTATTGTAGTCGCAGCGCCAATACACCGACGCGCTGTAATTCGTGTTGCTGCTCACCGTAATAAAATTACTGCGCACAATCCCGCTGGCCGCACCCGCGCCCTCTATACGCAGGGATTTGTCGCCGTGGATGGCGTACGACGAGCTTGGCAGTATGCTCGTCGTATTGTTGAGAATCGTGTAGCCCTCGGTGTCAACCTCAAATGTATTGGTCGCAACCGGGCTAAAATTTTGCGCAACCTGCAACGCTTTGCCGCCAAATTTGCCTGGCCCATACAAAACATTGCCGCTCGCCGTGGCCGGTTGCCCAAAATGGCCGGTCGGCTCGCCCTGCACACTGATCTTCTCGCCGTCGCCGGCGTCGTAATGGACGATCATGGTTGCGCCGTCAACCTGGATGGCGTGCTTGCCCACGATCCAGCCCCCGGCGCGCAGGTTGCCGTTTACGTCCAGGTCGAATTGCGGGTCGGGCGCGCGGTTGATACCAACGTTCGTGCCACTCGCATCCACGAACAGGATGTTGGCGCCAACGGTCAGATCGCCGCCGGTGGTGATGTCCACATTGCCCTGCACGGTCAACGTCTTCAGCGTCAAGCCGCCGCTCGTTGTCGTGCGCAGAATCGCCGCACCCGCACCCGGATTGAACGACGGCGTGAGCAGGCCCAACGTGTTCGTGGCCGTGGCCCCGACAATCTGATATTGACTGCCGGTGATCGTGTGGTCACTGCCCACGATGCTATGCACCCGCGGGTGATGCTGGTCAGCGGTCACGCCGCCCAGGTCGTCGTGCTGCAACTGCACGAAGCGCGCCGCCCCTGCACTGGTCGCGCGCAACACTTGCCCCGCTGTCAATCCGCTCACGCTATGATCTGGCCCTAAACCGGTCGTGGTTGCCAGTACGTGATTTTGGTTGTGGTGCTGGTTGGCAGTCACGCTAGATAGTTGGCTGTGCGCCAAAAAGCCAAATGCGGCGCTCGTGGCCGTCAGCGCCTTGAGGACGTGGCCGGCGCTCAGACCCGTCACGCTATGATCTGGCCCCAGTGCGACCGTGGAAGCGAGCACGTGATTCTGATTATGATGCGCATTAACGTCACCGGCGTGCGTTACATAGTCGCTGTGAAAACTGGCGATGTCCGTTCCGTCAACCGTACCGCCAACCGTGATGTTGCCCTCAACATCCACGTGCATCAGGCCCGTACCCGGATTGGCAATGGACAGCGTGCGCGCCGCAGATGATGATACGGAACGGATCACCATGTTGCCGTCGTACTGCCAAATGGAGCCGCCCAGCGCCGTGGTTCCTGTGATGGTCTCTGCAACGATGTCGTTGACGTAGAGCGTACCCCACGGTACGCCCGCCGTGCCCAGGTTGGTTGCGCCAGCCGTCGATGGCCGGATTGCCGGCGCGCTGACAATGGCGTCGGTATCGCCGCCAAGCGTCACGTTCCCGTTCAGGATGATGCGGCCTTTTGTCACCCCATCTGGATTGATTGCGTTGAGGTTGATCACGCTCTCGATGTCGAACGCGTTAAGGTCCAATACAGCGCCGCCCGCTTCATCCACGCGCCTAGCGCGCACGATAACACGACTGTTGGTGATGCCCGTGCCTGTTCCAGCCAAAGTCTCAATTACGCCGCGGTTGGTGTCCGAGAACCGCTCGCCCCAAACCTGGAAGACCTGCCCCGCGAGCGTCGGCTCCGCCGGATCAGCCGCCCAGGTCAAATGCAGCGGCCAGTCGCTGTAGACGCCCTGCGTATTGCCGGCCTGAATGTTCAGTCCGTCGGTAGACGCCCACAGGTCGCCCGCCGCAGCCACGAGCGACCCCTGCAAATAGGCATTGTCGGCAAAGATGCCCCATCCGCTCGGCTCAAAATAGGGCGACCAGTCCACGCCGTCTAAGTCGCCAATCTGCACATGCACCGTACGGTTGGCGGGTGTGTAGGGATTGGCCCCGCTCCATGTGCTGACGCGAATGAACGGTGAGTCAGGATCGACCACGCTGCGATGGATGTAGCCCTGCCCTGACAGGCCAAACGACAGCGCCGCAACGCCCGGATCGACCACGATCCCGGCAATGCCTTGCCGGTTCACGAACAGCCACGATTGCCGGTTGTCGGCCTCCTCGATGTAGCTGGATACCTGGCCCCAAATGTACGCCTTGACCAGCCCGCCCCCGTCGCGATTGAGGATGTCGAGTAGCACCCACTCGTTATCTGCGTACAATGCGCCGGTCACGAACGGACTATTTTCGATGTACAGCCGCGCTGACGAACCAACCGCGGGCGTGACGAAATTCACGCCCGTGTTGTTGGCGGTCACAATGCCCATGCTGTACGTCAGCCAGTCCTCGCCCATACGTACGCGCACAATGTCGGCGATGAAGGATTTAACAATCAGCTCATCGCTGTAAATGCTGCGAATATCCAAGTGCGACAGGCCGGCGATGCCGTCGCGCTCACTAATGCGCCAGCCGTCGCCTAGCAAACCCGGCACATGCACGGATGAACCAAGCGCCTTTGCGGATGGCGTAAACGTGCCCGTGCCTGCCGGCGTAATGGTCAAATTGCCGCTGGCCGTGTTGATCGTGTTGGTGGTCAGGTAATACGGCGCGATGCCGCCGCCGCTGTCGAATTTCGTCAGCTCGCTAGGATGTAGCGCGCCGTCGCTGTAACCAACGATAGCGTGTGCATGGCTGGCGGTGCTGACCTGGTTGGCGGTCTGCGCGCCGGAGTTTCCAGGCGTGCCCAGCCTCAGGCCGGATGCAATTTCGAGCCCTGGGTTGGTGGCTAGTGTGAGCGTGAGCGCTTGACTGCCACTTACGGCAATCCCACTATTGGCGCTCGATACCCGTGCATGATGCACGTCGGGCAGCGCGGCATGGGTGGCAATACCGGCGGCGATGTCGGTGGCAACGAACGTCGCCTGTGTGCGATCTAGCTGCCCGATATGGATAGTGTCGTCATTCAGGTTGTGCGACGCCACATCGCCGCCGCCGCCCGCTCCGCCCACCTCAGAACTGCCGCCGCGCAGTACAACGACGGCCCCGCCGCCATTGCCAGCCGGGCCATAAATCGCGCTGGCTGGCCTGCCGATGTTGACCACGCTGGCCGCTTCGTCGTCGATTGCGCCGGGGTAGTATTGGCCGCCAATCTGCACCGTCTGCGCGTTGACGCGCGCCGCGACGAGCGTCGTCTGTTTGGCCGGAAATTTGCCCCTGAGCGCGTCGCCAAAACGCTGTGTTTGCAGGCGACGCAGGGCGTAGGACATCCGTTTTGTGGTCATGGGATAAGCCCGTTAACCTGTAATTCGTTCAGGATGTTGTGATAACCATACTCGGACTTACGCAAAATTTCTTTGAGTACAATCCACGAATTAGAGTGCAGTTGTATTTTTGGCAAGTTTTCGCCTAGCCAGTTGCTCATATCCCATGAACCGGTATAGGCACGACTTGCGCCCATCCAGTCGGCCACCATTTCGACCACGTAGATTTTTGGCATTTCAACGCAACCGCCTTCGACCCGGCTCCCCTTTGGTGTAAATCTGTCTGCGAAAATCCAATGTTGCCAGTGATGCGGGTTGTAATGGATATGGTGCAACCAGGCATGAACAAATAAATCCGGCGCGCCCCCGCCTTTGAAGTGGAGCGCGTATCCTGGAAATTCGTGGATACTCCATTTGCTTAGGTCGTGAACGTCCAATTGGTCTTTCGATACACCAATACGCTCACCAGCCTCCACAACATAAGTGATATGTTCTGTCAGCGATTCGATAAAAGCCGCCGCGACTTCTATTGGCACGCCATACGGCCCCCAATCTTCCACCGCGCTGCCTGTTGGACTCATCACGATCTCCTCATCTCAATACCCCACAACTCGCTGTATCTGCTGTAAATAGACCGTCGTGTGCCACTGCGCGTCCTCGATCCAGTGATCTACTCCCACCACCATGTACAGGCGCTCAATCTCTCCATCCGCCAAATTAAAGCTCCACAGCAGCCGATGGATGTAGCCTGGCGTCATGGTCGGCTGGCTGTCCGCCGCTTCGATCACCACCGTGTACGGAAAGTGCGCTAAGTAGTATTTTTTGATCGCCGCCGCCTGCGCCGCGCTGGACGAACTATAAACTTGCTCTTTAATCTCCAACGTCTCGCCGGCAATGCCCGGCGTGGCCGGATAGTATTCGACGCCGCTACTCGTGCCGTCCGGGCTACGCCACGAAAGCGCCACCTGCGCCACTTTTAGATCGTTGCGGTCTGACTTTTGGATGTCGGTCACGTTGGACTTGTCCCACGTAAACGTGTAGGTTGGCGACGAGCTTGTCCAGAACGTATCCGCCGCAATGCTGCAATGGCTCACACGGTCAACGGTCAAGCGCACCCCGGCAAACTCAGCCAGGTCGACCGCAACCGTCCAGGCGCTGTCTTCGCCCGTCTCAACGTCGGACAATGACGGCGTGCTGCCATTGTTGCTGACAGCCCCTGCCGGCCAACCGGCGTCAACAAGGATCTGCTCGATTAGCACGTGCGTTGCGACCGGATTGTCCAGCCAGTAGGCGGACAGGTAGTAGGTTGGCTCCAGGATAGCAGAGATCTCGTTTACCCGTGGCCGGCCAGGGTCCTGCGTCATCTTCTCGAACTCAATCAGCAGCGTTTGGATGCGGGTCGGGCTGCCAAATATCTCTACCCATGAGGCTGCACTGGCCGCGTCAACATCCTCAATTGTCGTGTAATCCGCCTGCCAGCCAGTATCCGCCGACGTGCGCGGGTTCAGGATGTTTGACCGGAAAACCGTGAAATAGGCCGGATAGGACGTGCCGCCGTACCTGTACCACGCCACCGACGCCAGCATAGGTGCGTCGGTGATGATGCCACTCTCGACGGTGTAGACCGGATCACCTTCGTCGTGGATGGCCGCCGACGTGCCTCCTGTGTAGCCGCGTGCGCCCGATGACGTCAGCCATACGCCGTCTTCGTCCTTGCTCTGGTAGGAGATATATTCGCCGCCGATGTAGATGATCCCACTGCCCGCAATACCGGCTGTGGAACCGTTGCCAGCAGCGTCCACAATCTCCAGATACTCGCCATCGCCCGGATCGGTGGATGTAATGTCCGCCTTGAGAAACAGGCCCAGCCCTGGAAAATTGACCGCCACCCACTGATCGGGCGTCGTGTCGATACGGTAGCCAGCATTATGCACCCTGCCCACGTTCCAAAAGTCGGTGGCCTCGGTCGTGCCGGTGGTGTCGTGGATATAGCGTAGCGTTTCACCTTTGGCCGGTGCGTCGATCAGCGTGCCGCTGCCATACTGGCCGGTTGGCGCATCCTCGTGCGGGAAGTTTGCGCCGTTCGTCGAATGATGACCGTCGCCCCAGGCTACGCGACTGAGCCACGAAAGCGACGAGCGCAACCACATGTCGCCACCGCTGGCGAGCAGGTGGTCAAAGAACGAACTATTTTCGATTGTAGCCGCTGGCGTGCCTATCGGGTTTAGCTCGGAGAAAATAGCTAAATCCTCGCAGATGATCAGCCGCTCATGCGTTGTAATGCCGGCGCTGCTAATGTCCAGAATTACGCTCTCCGTGCCGTTGGCGCTATAGAGCGATATATCGGCCACGCCATCGCTGGTCATGGCGATGATCTCAATCCAGCGCGCCCGCGCCGGTGTGTCATCAGGCGGGTTCAGGTAGAGTTGGCTAAACTTCGCACCTGCGTCATTCTCCGGATCGGCGTTGACATACAGGTAGCCTTCCTGCGTGCCCATGAACCGCTCGGCAATCCAGAGCGTACCCTCATCATCGTCAACCGTCTTCTCAGCGTCAAAGTCCGGCTCGGCTTGGGTGTAGTCGCCGGCGTTGCGCTCATCACTGGCCAGCACAAGCGACGTGCTGCCCGTGGCGCTGGCATGTTTGGCGATGTCGAAATTGCCCACACGCACGCCTTTGACGCGCTCATTTTCCCAGACGCTGCCCACGTGCCTGATCTTCATCGCCCATTGCCCATAGCGATTGCTGTCGTCGTGGAACGCTGGCGAGTCGATGACGCCCAACAGTTCAAGCGCCCATGCACCGGCGGGCGATGTACGCGTCTGGATGGCGATCAGGTGATTGTTGCGCAGCGCCCAATGGCGCGCACGGTAGCCGCGCAGGGACGCCTCCCAGGTTTGCGAGGAGAGGGTCGGGTCATCGTTGAGACTAAATCTCAGTACCCCGTCATCATCCTGGATCGGATACCAGAAATAGGCGACCTCATCAGCCTCGTGGTAGCCGGCATGGTTCGAGACGCCAACCGGCTCACGCGTGCAGCCGGTCAGGTTGTTGACGCTCTTGCCGGTATAGCGCACATACTCGAACGCCATACCCCACGAGCCACCGACGAAAAAACCGCCCGCACTGGGGAACGCAGCAGCGCTGGTCAGGCCGATGGTCGTGTCCACAGCCTCAATCTCGGTTGCAATGAGCGACGAAATATCAAAACTGGTCGTGTCACCATAGCCATAGCCCGACCAGTCAAAATGGTTGTAACGTGGCCCAACCAGGGCGCGGAACTGGTAAAAGGCCATTAGTCCACCGTGTACAGTTTACGCTTCTCTTCGACCAGGCCGGCCACCTGCGCTAACTCCTCAACCGTTGCGCTACCCAAGATGCGCGCCCGCGCGCGCCCAACGGTCTCGCCAGGGTCAAGGCTAAAGAGCGCATCAGCCAGCATACAATACAGCGTCTCAGCGCGGGTAAGTTTGATGATCTTCTGCCCTTTGGTCATATGATTAATCCAACCTCCAGTTGTACATTCGTAAAGTACGCCCCCACTGCCGGCCCGTGCGTTGGGCGATAGACCACGCAACTAGACACAAAAGTTGGCGCGCCTAGATGGTTGAGCAGCAGCGTATCGCCACCGGCGAACACTTTGGACGGCGCGCCGCCCAGCAATGTGCTGCACCACCAGGTATAGTCGCTCACGCTCATATGTCGCCATTGCCAGGTGAGGCGGCTGTATGGCGCCGTCACCACGTCGCCGCGCCCATTGCGCGCAATCTGCGGCAGGTACTCAAAATTGTAATCGCCAATGTCGCCCATCGGCGTCGGTGTCGTGTACTCGCTCACGCCGTCGTCAAATGTCGCTGGCATCTCACACTCCCTCCGTCAAACTGGCGCTCGCCGATGCGAGAATTTGCGCCACAATCGAATCCACAAGGCTTTGGGCCCAGTCGGGCTTGTTGACCTCGTTCGTCATACCGTCACGGATAAAGGTGGCAATCGCACCCCCCGTGCCGAGTAGGATGTTCAGATTCTCTTCCGTGCCAAATGCGGAGCGCAGCCCGATCACCGCACTGGCCGCCGTGCTGGTGAAGTCGTAACCGGCAATACCCAGCGCCATGATCGACGCGTAATCCGTGCCCTGCCCGCGAATGACATCGCCCTGGGCGGCCAATGCGGTCGCCATGCCGCTGATGGTGTCGTTTGCGACCGGCTCAAAATCTCGGTTCGCGATGCCATTGGCGAAATACAACCCGTACAACCCGCCCAGCGCCTCGATGCGCGGTTGCTCCGCACCGGCTTGCTCGATCAGCGCGCCGGTGATATCACTCATGGCGGTGGGTGAAACGGTGAACACGAAATTCCCCGCCGCCCCACCGGCCAACGCGGCCTGTTCGCCGGTGGGCAAAACGGGCGGTGGCCCAATGGCCGGTGGGGTGACGCCCCCCGCCGCACCGCCACCCGTGGCCGCCGCAACCGCTTCGTCAATCACCACGCCGAAGTGTTTGAGGATGTTCTCCTGACCCTGGCGCGCCTTTTCTTGCAGATCCAGGTTGGCGCGCACGGCTTCTTCGTTGATGAGCGCAAGATTAGCAGGATCAGCAAACAGGCTGCTATTGTTCCAAGCTTCGGTGATCTGTTGCACCACAGCCTCGGCGTTGTCACTAGCGACGATGCCCACCCGCCCCAACGCCTCGCGCGCGATGTCGATACTGACGCCTTCCCAGTCCTTGCCATTCTCCACCTCGTCGCGCAACCGGCGAATAAAATTGTCGGCAAAGTTCTGCGGCAGACCAGCGGCCGCACCGGCCATTTGCTCCTGCGTAACTGCTGATGCGCCAAACAGGCCCGGCGTGCTACGAAGGTCGCTTTCCAGTTGCGCCGCGGCGGCCTTAAACGCCTTCTCAGCCTCGGACGCCGCTTTTTTGAACGCGCTCTCGGTTTCCCGTGCGGCTCGCTTCTGTGCGGCTTCCTGCTCGCGGATGGCCGCAAGGCGCGCCTTCTCATTCTCCTCGATAATCCGTAGCGGCTCGCTCAACTGGCGTTGTAGCTCGGCTTGACGGAATGCCTGCTCTGCCGGTGTGCCACCACCGTTGGCAATCGCAAACGCGCCCTGGGTCGCTGCCCCTTGTTGCTGTTGGAGAATTTGTGCCGCCTGCTCGGCTGTGACCAGACCGCGTGCAATGAGGCCGGACAGCCCGCTTGTAAGTTGCGCTTGCGCCTGCCCAGCGATGGCGAGCGCCTGTTGCAAGGCTACACCGGCCCGCTCCGCACTCAGGCCGATGGCGTCCAGATAGCCGGGCGTGTTGATGAGTTCGGCGTTTAGCTGGCCGGTGGCGAGCGCCGTTTGCCCCTCCGCCGTGCCCATAAACTGCACCGCACTGGACGCAGACGACAAGCGCCCTTCCAGGTTGGAGATGGCCGCCGCTTGTTCGTCAGTCACTTCGCCGGTCGCGGCGATCTCGATCTTGAGGTCGAGTAGCGCCTTTTGGATTTGTTCGATGGCCGGCACTTGCGCGGGTGTGAATGCGCCGGCGTCGGCGATCAGGATGTCCAGTTGCTGGAAGGTTGCAATCAGGTTGTCAATCGCGCTGGTGTCAACCTGTGCGGCTTGCAGGTCGCGATAGGCGCTTGACGCCTGCGCGACGCTAACTGCAATGGCGTCTAAAGCGCGCGCTTGGCTTTCGGTCACACCGCCCGACTTTGCGGCTTCCTGCGCGATGGCGGCCAGTACATCGCGATAATCTTCCAGCCCTGGTACGCCACGGTCGGTCGCATTTTTTATCTGGTCGAACGCTGATACCACTTTGGCCAGTCCGCCAATATCAACGGACTGGCCAAACAACGAACGAATACCCTGTTCAATACTGCCGGAGCCTGCACCCGTAATCAATGTTTTGATACGGGCGATCTCGTCCTCTAGCGTTGCCGCACCTAACAGCGTGGCCCAATCGATGGCTGTACGATTGGCCTGAGCGCCTACGCCTGTGATCCCACCAGCCGCCACGCCAAACAACGAATCGATGCCGCGGCCTAGCGGCCCTTTTGCCAATTCGTTGCGCGCATCCTCAATCGCAACACGGAACTTCTCCACCCCAGACGCCGCCGCACTGCCGCCGTCCAGCACCGCGCCAAACTTTTCCTCAAGCAACTGCGTGGATGCCAGTAGTTTTGCCTGTGAGCCGTCCAGGTTCTCGTTCTCGGCCCGAAGTTCCGCCATGCGTTCGCGCACTTCGCCGGTGGCAAGCCCTAACTGGTCGGCGCGGGCAAATGACTGTTCGTTGGCGGCGAACAGCGATAACTGTGTCAGCGCCTCGCCCAAGTCCTTGATTGTTGGTGACACGAGCGCAATTTGACGCCCGGCGCGGGTGAGGCGCTCAAAATCCTCGGTCGTACTCGCCAAACGCAGACTGACAAGTTGTGTGCCGATCTCCATTGCCTTGAGTTCGGACACTGTATTGTTGCTGGCTTTCTGGATGGCGTTGATGCGCTGCTCTGCCGTTCGAGCGCTGCCTGAGAGGATGTCAAATGCTTCGTCGGCGCGTCGTACCTGCGTGCCAAGCTCGGCAAAACTCATTGCCTGTTGCGCTATCTGTTGTGCGCCCTGCGTAGCAAGGTAGCCGGTCAAGCCGCCGATTAGCCCCGTCGCCAGACCGCCCAGCCCGCTCCCGCTAGCCGCCCCGCCGCCGGTCGTGATGTTGCGGCTTGCACGACCGGCGCGCTCAATCTCATCGGTCACGCCGCGCAGGTTGGTTTGTAGCTGTTTGGCTTCGCCCTGCGATTGGTTCAGGCCGGTGTCAAGCACACGCAAATCGACCCGGCTCAACTCCTGCTGATAGATGCCGGTCAGCTGTTTCGCGGAGGTGCGCGCCTGCGCCAAATTCATTTCGACGTTGTAGGTGAGTGCCTTATCTGGCAATGGTTGCAGCCTCCGCCGTAGCTATCATGTAGTCGATTGTGTTGATGATGCGCTGCTCGGCTCCACCAGTCAGTTCGGTGATCGGGCGTGGTGGGATGCGCTGCGTGCCGAGTTCCTGGAAAAAGCCAATCTCGGATGCGCTGCCGGCCAGTATCCGCCAGCCCTGCGCGGTTAGCTGGAACTCCTCAACGTGGTCTTTGGCTCCACGTTGCACGAACGAGGCGCGTAGATCGCCCGTCCGCACCAGGATCGGGTGTTGGCCGCCATAGCCACGGCGCTGGCGGTCGATGACCGTGGACGGTGCCAGGGCGCGCCACTTGCCGCGTCGCGAACCCTCCGCACTAAAGTTGCGCTGAAAGCCCTGCGTAATGGCGTCGAACACTTTGCGCCGTTCGGCGTTGCCGGGCCGTTCCAGGCGCTTAATAAATGCGTCTAGATCTACGAATGGATTCTTAGGTGCGCGTAGGATTATTTGCATGTTGCGCCTTCTCCAGTGACCGCCGCCGCCGCCGCTCTTTGCCAAGCCTCGTGTGGATTACGTCGAAGTCCTGTCGCAGCCAGCCGGGCATGGCGAGTATCTCGTCAAGCGACAAGCCGCGCTCACCGCCACCGAACCGATGCCAGACGCTCCAAATCTCCAGGCTCTCGCGCCGGATGAGGCCGGCCAGTTCGTCAAGCTCAGCCTCTTGCAGCAGCTCCTCCGGCGCCGGTAGATCGTCGATGCCGTCTTTTAGTTCGGCTTTTGCTTTGTCTTCGGCGTCGAGGATGGCGTTGATTCGGCTGTCAATGGCGTCTCGATCACGCGCACGTTTTTTTTAGCTGTGTCGCTGACGAGCGTGCTAAACATGCCCGGATTAAGATCATTGACCAGTTGGTTCCATGCGCGCATAATCGCACCCGGAATAGCGTGCAGGCCGGTGGCAGGCGAGCGCCATTCATCCGGCGCGTCGACCGGCTCCCACGCTGCATCGGCGTCGGCGCGCTGTTCGATTCTGCGTAGTGCCGCCATGTTCGCCGCCCAATCGCGCAGGGCGTCCCACTCGTGGAAGTGCCCGTTCATACGCGCTGAACCGCGCGCAATGGCGGCAAAGTCCAACTGGTACTCCTCGGCCAGATAATCTTGCGCCTGGCCTAAGTGCGCACGGTAGATGGCGAGATCGTACTCACTGCACACGCCGCATGTGATGCGCAGTTGCCCGCCGTTTGGTAGCTCAAAGGCTACGCTGTCTTCCTGATACCATTCAAAATTAAGCATAGGATGCCTGGTCGTTCACTAACACGAGTGACAATGGGGGACTGGCTGAATCAATCATCTGCCAAGTGATGTCGGCGCGAATGAGGTCTTGCCCGTTGGCGTTGGGGCTTACCATGTCATAGGCCGCCTCTGCCACCGTGGTGGTCAAACTGTAGGGCACGGCAGCGCCGCTGATATTGGCCGCACTGGTGAACTGCCACGAAAGCAGGCCAGTGACCGCGGTCAAGCTGGGCGCCGTGCCCGCCCCGCCGCGCTTGAGCGCTTTCCAGTGGGCGTAGGTGCCCAGGTCAATGTCGATACCCTGAAGCGTGCCGGTGGCGTCGATGGATAGACGCGATAGCCCGGCGCGCCCGCTGCTGTGCAACACGCGCTCATCACGGTCAAGCTGTTGCGCAATCGTCATCTGATTGCCGCGGTAGGTGGTTGAGATGCCACTGCCACCCACCTCAAATGTGACCGAACCGGTGTTGGGTTTGAGCAGGGTCGTGGCCTCTGAAACTTTCGTTTCGCTGCCGGTGGCGTTGCCTTCAACCAGGCCGACACCGCCGAACACACACTGAATTTGGTTCAGGTCGGCATTGAACGCCAACGACTCGCCGCGCAGATTCGTCACCTTGCGCTCCAGGTCGGTCGTGCCACTCCATTTATGGATGGCCGTCAGCCATGCGACGGATGCGTCGGCGGCAATGGTGAACGTGTGGGTGTAGTGCGTGGTGTTGTTGACGGTGGAGACACCAAAACCCATCGCGCGCAGTGCGCGCCCGATGAAACGTGGGTGTAACAGAAAAGTGGCGTTGACCGGCGCAAGGTAGCCGACGCGTTCCGGTGCGCTTTTGCGCAGGGTGGAGCGGCTCGACGGCGCTGGATGCTCTGCCGGTGGCTCCTGGACATCGAATAGCGGGTCCATACCCGACACGGTCGCCAGCGCCGTATGGTAGGTGGTCGCCGCGCTGTCTTTGGCGCTTTGCACGCCCAGACTAAACGCAGAGGCCAGCGAATTTGCAGCCATAGGTTGTATGTCCTCTCGCCCGTTACACGAGCGTCTGAATGATGAATCGCACGCCGGCCACGCTCATGTATGGCCCTTCATCCTGGTTGGCCGGCCCGAAGACGGTTGCACCGCTGTTGCCATAATCCAGCCGCTGCACCGTCTCGCCGTCGTCACCGGCGACGCCTTCCAATGCCGCCTGAACGGTTGCATTGCGCAGAAAAGCCAGCAGTCGCCGCCGCAACTCTTTTGCGTTGCGCTGGGCTGTGCGCTTGACAGTGGCCGGCGCAACCGCAACCAGGTGAAACGGGTAGCTCATTACCACATGCTGCAAACCGTCACCATGCGGCCCGGCGTCTTCGTCTGCATCCACAGAGACAATGAGCAGTACCGGCAATTCGTAATGGTTTTCTAGGTAATCTAGATCGTAGACTGTATCAATCAGCACGGTGACGATGGAGAGATCATCGACTGCGCCGCCAAGAATGGCCGTGGCCTGGGTGGCCAGCTCATCTTCCAACAGGCTCCAGAGATCAGCCATTAGTTAGCTCCGGCTCGATATAGTCCAGTAGCAGACTGATGCGCTGTAGCTCGGTTGTGCCGGTTACGCTGACGCCAAGCGCCTCACAGCGTTTCTCGGCGCGCTGTAGCAAGTCGCCGATCTGCGTAAATAGCTGGCTGCGCTTCTGGGCCATACCCTCGGCGGGGTAGTCCGTCCGCGTGGAGGTGATAGTCCAGAAGCGCAGTAGGCTATAGTATTCGCCAAGCGCTGTCGCCTGTTCGACCTGCAAGCCGCTCACCTCCGCTGTGGCAAGGCTAGTCTCAGCCACGCCCAGCCGCCGGAACGCCTGGTCGAGCGGATAGCGGTAGCTGTTGTCCGTGTCCGCTTCGGGCAGGTTTAGCTCTTTGGTGATACGCGTAAACGTATCGGCCAGGTAGTCGAACAGTTCGGCGCGTGTCATGTTAGTTGTTCCCCAGGGGCCCGATCTGATACCATTTCGCGCCGACGTAGGCATAGACCGCCGTGTCACCGGCCCCGACCACTACGTTACCGGCGGACACAATCGACGCTGTCTCACTGATGGTGATCGTCTGCGCACCGATGTTCACCAGAATCATCAAACTGCCAGTGGCTGGTGTGCCGAGGTCGTCAATGCCAACTGCACCGGCTGCGGCAATCGGCTGGATGGCTCCGGTTGCCGCGAAGGTGGTCATGGCCTCAGTAACGGTAATCACGGCCGCCGGTGTCATGTTGAGCAATCCGCCAATGGTGGCATCATCGCCGACTACCAGATCGTCCGTCGCGGTCAGGTCGGCGGCCTGTGCCGTGCCGGTGATGGTCGCCGTGTTGGCTACTAGGTCGCCGCCAATGGTGGCGTCGTCAGTCACGATCAGGTCGTCACCAGCTGTCACGTCATCCACCGTCGTTACGTCAGTGGCAGTTACGGTGTTGGCGATGATCGCCCCCGTCATTGTTAGGTTGTCACTCAATTCCAGACTGCTAGCGCTGGTCGCCCCGGCCAGGGTCGTTGTTCCGGTGACGTTCAGCGTCTCGGTCACGCCAAGCGTGTCATAAACGAAATTCTGCCCGGCAATGGTGAGCACTTCGCCGATAACATTCACCGCCCCGGATGTCAGGTCTCCGGTTACTGCAAGGTCGCCGCCTACGGTCACGTCGCTGCCGGTCGTCACTATGCCGGCCAGCGTACTTGTGCCGCTGTTGGTGATGCGTTTGGCGATTAGCCAATCGACCGGGTTCTTTGGCAGAACCTGCGCATAGACCGCACCGGCAGCCAGGATGACGGCGAGAAGCGCGGCCATCAGCGGCCATTTGAATCTATTCATTCTTCGCCTCCCTCGTCTTGACCACCGGCAGCGTGCGCTTTCGCAGCGCCTCCAGCCAGTCAGCCAGCGCCTCATACTCTTTAATGCGTTGCACATCCGGCGATTTCTCGCGGATGGCGGTCAAATCCAACGTCGCTACGCCGGTATTTGCAGCGACGGCTTTCACCGCCGCCACAATGCGGCCATGCGCGTCGGATTGTCGTTGGGCAATCACTCGCGGGTGCATGGCGTCTCCTAGACTAATGGTGACTCGTAGCCGGTCGGGACCGCGTACGTGCCATTAGAGATTCGTCTAATCACAGCGCCTACGCGATTCCAGGCGCCGAACCCTGCATGGCGCTCCCACTGCGATTCCATGAATGGATGATCGTTGCGCTCTGCCACCAGCCGGAAACCTTGCAGTTCGGCCTCTGGATGCTGACGCATACGGATTGGCCGCGGCCCCTGCGTGGGCAGCGTGATCATGTAGCTGCTGACCATGCTGCGCCATTCGACAATCCAGACTTTGTCCACGTAGCCAATGACCTCACCAGGTACGGATGTGCCAAGCGAACCGATAAGCTCCGTGACGCCAGATCCGCTGCGGAGGTTGGGATCGGTGATCGGGTAGAAGGTCGCCAGCGCCTCGACAGAGGCCTTGAGATTGGTCGGGATAATCGACACAACTTCTCCGCTGTTTTCGGGATGTTCCGTCAACTCGGCGTAGTCGGTCGGGAACGGGTTGGCGCTGTCGCTGATAGCAGCGGCTTGTGCCAACAGGTGGTCATCGGTCGCGCCACTGTCCGCACCGGCAACCACGTTGTAGGTCTGCGTGTCGCCATCAGCAAGGCCGAGGATGTTCAGCGAGCCATGCTGCGCGTCAGTGTAGGTCCAGCCGGTTCCATCGCCGCCCGCATCGTAGAACAGCGCGGCCAGGATGTGGTCACGCATCCAACGAAAATCGGCGCTCAACATGGTGGCCGTGATGTTGTTGGCATCCTCGACCGTCATTTTGATACGGCTAATGCGGTTGGTTCCCCATGCTGTACCCGCGGCCTGCAGCGGCCACGCCACATCATAGTAACCGGCCCGCAAGATGGGCCGGGCGCGCCCGTTCTCATCCAACGGCTGAAGGCGAGTGTTGACCGGCGTTTGGTAACGAATTTTGAAGTCGGTGGTCGGCTCCATAAACAGACTGGTCAACGACGTCATTTGCCGGTTGTGTTCGTCAACAGACTGCTGAATGGCCGTGCTGACAACACTGATGTTGGTCTGATCCAACTTTTCGGCAAAAAGATGTGTCAAATTCTGGAACCCGTAGAGGACTTGGTTAGCCATGATTTATCTCCCTATAGGTCCACGAACAGAAGCTTGTCAGCCGCTGTCCCTAACGTGGTGGCAAAGCCTGGAATGACTCGCCCCACGATTGCCGTTGTCACAGTCCCCGCTGCATCCGCAAGCGTTTTGTCGGTGTCCGACAGGTACACTATGGCGTCATAATCCAACGCCGTCAGTGCAAATCCGTCCAACACTCCTTTGCGGACTGCCGTTCCCACCGCGCCGGCCCCGTCTTTGCTGACCAGGATACCGTAAGTACGCGCCTCACCGGCAGCAGAAGCGTTCGAGCCGGTGAATTTGCCGGTGGAGGTGTCGAAACGCACCGCGTCACCTACCACCAACGTCTCAGCCAGCGGCGCGGTCTGCTGGATAAAACTCTCTACAACTCGCACGCGACCCGTGGTCACGAGTGCAAGATTTGTCATATGTCACCTCAGAATTGACTATGCGCCCAACGTCCGTGCTGTTTCCTGGCGGCTTCATCTGCCGCCGCTGTGCCGGCCGCGCCCGCCGGTTTAGGGCGTGCGCCATTGCCTGGCTGCACTTCGCGCTGAGCGACTAGATACGGTTTTGCTTGTGCCAGACTTTTGACCAACGTTTCAACCTCTTTTACCTTGCCAGCCTCATCAACCTCGATGCTGTTCACATCGAGGAATACATGTGCATCGGCTGGGTCTGCGAAGTCAGCGGCGCGTGCCGCCGCTTCGATGGCGGCCATGATGCGGTCGCGCGTGACCTGCGCTTGCACATCCTCGAAGCGCTTTTCCAGAGCGGCGGCTTTGGCCTGCTCTTTCTCGTAAAGCTCTTTGAATCGATTCTGCTCGGATAAGGTTGCGCTTTCAGCATCCTCGGCCTGCTTGCGTAGTTTGGCAAGCTCGGATTCGGCGGCCTTTTTGGCTTTGTTGACCTCATCAAAGCGGCTATAGGGCACGGTGTTGTCTACCGGCTGTGTCGGTTCGGTAGGTGTCGCCCCCGCGGGCGTAGCCGGTGTTATCGCCGTTGCGTCGGTGGTCGTTTGTTCGTTGGTCGTGATTTCGTCTGGCATGATAGATAGTCCTCTTTCGGGTTTAACGTGTCCGCCACGATTTAGGACGTAAATAGAACAAGGCGATCAAGGAGCGGTTAGTTAAGCTCCCTGATCGCCTTGTTGTGATACACAGTAGGGCGTTATTCGGTTGTGATAGAAAACGGCTTAATTATCGTTTGTTGTCTTCTGGATCATAGCGCATGATGAAATAATCAAAATAAGCGATAATGCGTTCCATGTCGGTGATGGCTACAGCCCAATGTCGGTCGGCTGCGCTGCGATCATTCGGCCTACTGTCCTTCATGGCCTGGAGTGCAACTTGCAGGTGGTAAGCCGTCTGCATGTCTTTGTCTAACTCAGCCAGGCTGATCGATTCTTGCTCGTTATTATCCACTTCGTCCAATCTCCTGCCAAGCACGCGCCAGGCAATACGGGATTACGGCATAGGCAATCGCAAATGCAATATCGATAGCTTGTGTTTCGGAGCCAAGCAGATCGGCCGAAAGTAGCACAAATAGGCCCAAGACAGCACCGGCTACAGCCACAAAAAGCAATATGCGTGTGATCACCCGTAACGCTCCCGCCTCATTTGCTTGCCGGTCATCACCGGCCCTAATCCCAACATTGGCCTCAGTAGTTGTACCAAGCCCAACGCCATGTCGTGCAGGCGCTTTAATTCTGCTTGGCTTAGTGTAGCATATTCCTCGTTAAAAATCAACGAGTCTACACGATTGTCAAGTTGCGATACATCTCTGGATTGTACTGCGCTACGCGTCTGCATCTGCAATATCCTGCCCCCAAGCAAATTTGACCCGGCATCGGGCCTTGACCAGCCAGATAGAATCCTTGCGCCGCATGGCACGGGCTACAAGTTCCGCGGTCGTCAACAGCAATGTACTCAAATACCCACCCGTCGCCCACATCCCCACGTGCCACGGCGGCTTCCTCACTACCTCGGAAAAACTCGCTTCGCCCCACACCGCCATATAGCCGGCTACGATTCGCAATGTAGCCCTCCGTGAATGGCGTCCCCTGCCCCGTGCGCAACGCCGCCTGGTCCGCAAACCGTTGCAGGTACGCGCCCTGCTCGGCAACGTGTGTGCGTAACCTTGCAGCCTGCAATGGCGTCAAAACAATGTCGCCATTGGCGAGAAACATTTGCTGTAGCACGTGATCCTCAACCTCTGCCAACATGCTGCGCTGCCAGTTCGCTAGAGCGATATCGCCATTGCTCAGAGCTGCGGCCAGATTGGTTACGTTGCGTTCAAACACGGCCTGCGCCGCGTTGGCCATGCCAATGGCCGTGCCCCGAGAGAAAGGTCGCAATGTGGGCCGGTTACGGCTTGCCAGTAATGCCAGCAGAGCCAGCAAGGCCAGTTCCGGCGCACCGTCATCCGGCGGTCGAATGGCCTCCGGCGTTGGCAACACGCTCGGCACGTCGGTGATTTTACCGGCGTCGAACTCAGCCAGCAGATCGGCGGCGTCCAGTTCGGTTAGCTCGCCATCGGCCACGAGACGGGCGAGCAGGTCAATGAACTCGTCGCGGGTCACTCATCACCCCTGCGTTGCTTGACTAGCACTTTCGCCATGCTCTCAATATACGGTTCCAGCGCCTGTTTGTACACTACCTCTATCATCCCGTCTGGCATATTGACCTGTGGCCCCAGCACCTGGTAAATCACCTCATCCACGCGGCTATGCTTGATGTGCAGCATCTCATGGACAAACGTGATCTCCCACTCTTCCGTGTCTTCGGCATCGGCACGAATGCCAATGCGGCCCACATTGACCAGCGGCGACGGCGACGCTAGCCCCCGACAATCCTCATTGCCATCTAGCACCATTTCCAAGCGCAAGCGGATTTCCCATTCCCACATCGATAGGGCATTCTGCCAGTAGGTGAGGTGGGCGCGTAGCCAGTCAGGAACTTCTAGACTCATGCTGCCACCTCATCACGAAATCTTATGCGCATGTTCAAATCTATATCGAGCAAATCGCGATACTCGTAATCATCCACCCTGTAGTTATGTCCCAACAATTGACGCCGCAATGACGCCTGCTCTTTTTCTTGCTTGCTTACACCAGGGCCGATGGCATAAGTGGCGACACCTGGCGTACCATTAGGAGACACATAGAAATACCAGGGCCAATGTCGCCAATTCGGGTGAAAACAAACCCACCCCCAACGCCTCGTTTTAATGTTGACAGCGCAATGCATTGCATTAAATCCGTAGACCGTCACACGTCTACCAAGCACGTGAAAAGAAATATGCCCCAAGAACTTTCGTTCTAACCAGTTCATGCTGCCACCCGTGCCCCTCTCAGCCTACCGGCAATCGCCGCCGGTTGGTTCTGCTCATTCAATCCGCGCCGGTCACTCTCTAGCGCCAGCTTCATCCGGTCAAGCTCCAACTGCTCGTGCTCCGTTACCGGAATGAGCGGACGCTCGTCGATGCTAAATTCCAGGTCGCCACGCCGGTAGCTCTCCAGGTCAAAGCCACGGTAAGCCTCCTGTTGCCGGTTCACAGACGCCCCCCAATCTCGCTGACTCAGGCGCCAGCCACCGATTGCAGTCGCCATCTGGAATGCCTTGATCAGTTGCTGGTCATAACTGGCTTGCGCATCCATCACGAGCGCCTGCACATCACCCATCAGCCGTTGCGCCGCGGGACCGGTGACTTGGCTCATTTCGCGTAACTGCTGATAGAACGTTAGTTCGGGGTGATCGGCTTCGATCTCACCAAGCAGTTTTTCCATGTAGGGAATGAGCAGTTCGATGCCGGCAAATTGCATCGTCTGCAATGTGGCGTCTGCGCTACCCTGGATAATGTCGATACTCTCCTGCATCGTTTTGTTGTCCTCAGACGCACCCGCCTTCGCCTGCTCGCTGTAGGCGCTGAACTTCGTCCCGGCCAGCAGTAGCGGCGCTTTCAGTTGCTTGTGAATCTGGTCGTGCGTATGGCTGGCAAGTCCGTTGAGTTCGTCCCACTTGCTAATGTGGCGCATGGCCGGCGCGCCGTACATGCCGCCCTCGTTGCGATGCACCACCCAACAGGCCGGCACAAAACCGTAGGGGTTGGGATAGCTGCTGACTTGCTTGTCGTCGTGGAATTCACGAAAGCCGCTGCTGTCAACCTCTTTGCGGTACTTGTACGGCTTTTCGTCGGCGTCCAGGGCGTCGTACTCCAGTGCGTAGGCTTTGACGTTGCCCATGTTGTCGAGGTCCAGATCATCCACCATACCCGGCCAGGTGTTCTGCAGGTAGACCTGCCCGCGCTCAACGTCGTCGATGATCTCCACCAGCATCTCGCCTAAGCTTGCCGCCCAGCGCACCATGACACTTTTGTTGCTTTGCCAGTTGCTAGCCCGCCAGACCTCCGCAATGGCCGTGCGCAGGGCTTGCGGTGTTGCCTCGTTCAGCGGGATTGCGCTGGGCTTGTCAGGTTCCGCGGACAAGCGGCCAGGGTAGAGCGCGCCGGTGTAGAAGTCGATCAGGCGTGCGGTCGGGTTGTAAATGCTGCGCGTGAACCGGTAGAGCCGATGCGCGCCCTTGTACTGGCTCCAATTCGCCAGGTCTTCAAACGCGCTATTTTGGTAGTAGGCCCAGCGCAACGCGTAGACGACGCGCCGCGATGAGAACGCCGCCCGGCGCTGCTCGTCCTCTGGATTGCTGTACACGCGCCGAAACGTTTGGTACGCGGCTGTGGTTGCCATTGCGAATTTACTCCAAAATGTAGCCAT